CCTCCTTGCGAAGCCACAGCCACAGTTGGGCGGCGGCTTCGGCCAGGTTATGGTCTTCACTGTGTGCAATATCCTCATCCTCCCCTGGCGGTGGTGGAGTCATCGCCGAGGAGAGCAGCGTACAACTCGTTAGGCCCGTCATCGGACGAATCCAGCCGCAGGACGAATTCTTCCTTTCGGTCCACGAGTGCCTGCTTGATGCGACCCCATATCTCCGCGAAGGTCGGGGCGGGGATGCTATGGTGCATCGGATGATGCCGAGGGACCACAATCCAAGCGCCAGCATCCTTGGTATCCCAGTCGGTCTCAACCCACAACCAAACGAAGTAGGTATCTATGACAGGGGAAATCGGCTCGCCGGTCCCCTTGTCCACTGTCAAGCCGTGGGCCAGTAACTCGCCGCAGGTCTCACGACAAGGGACAAGTAGTTGGGTGTTCATGGCCCCTCCTCCATCGCGGCGATCTTGGCAAGGGCGGATCTGGCGGTGGGATAATCCCTAATGTCCAGCAGTTCGGCGACGGATACCAGTTCCGGCGCAGGGCAGGCTTGGCAATGCTCGACAAACTTCTCGCCAGCACCCGGTAGGCGACATGACCGCGTAACAATTTCCCGCCCCCTGTCGTCTGTGATGACCGCGTAACGATTAGGGCCTCCTGCCAGCGGACAGGGTGGCCACTGAATCTGCTGGGTCATGGCTTTGCCTCCTCCCCCTCCATTTTGAGGGGCTTGGCGCAGTAAGGACAGAAACGGAAATCCCTTACGACCCAAGTCTCAATCCCCATCCTTCTTCCGCATAGTGATACCCAGATAGGCGGAAGCCAGGCTTTATCCTGCATCCAGATGCACTCTGTCGGCTCTTGATTCATCCCTTCCCCTCCTCTTCCCCCACCATCTCCAGGATCGCTTTGGCGAAACGGCGGGCCTGGCGTAATGTAACGAATACACTTTTGCCATGTCCCGGCCGGTCGCAGACTTCCATATAAATGTGCCGAGTACTGTTCTTGTCGCGGTGGGCATAAACTTCGCCCTGATATGGAGTTTGAACTCTCACCGACCGCCTCATCCCTTCTCCTCCTCCGGCTGCTTCGCAATCTCTCTGGACTCTAGGTATGAAGGGACACGAGGCAGACCCCTCGCAAACGAAGCAACATTCTCCATCATCTGCCCAGGGTTCACCCCCGCATTCGGGACAAGTGATACCGCCAGACCATAACTCCCTTTGATACTCAGCGAGGAGGCGGCGCTGCCTAGCGATGATTCTCCGGTAGTGAAATAGGTCAAGGGTAGTGCCCACTATGAAACCGACCACTAGCGCGGTCAATACAACCGTTGCGGCTCTTATCAATTCACCCATCATCACTTCACCTCCTCCGGCTTCCATATCCCATTCTCGGCCAGCCAGATGGCTAGGTCGCAGAGAGACTGGACGGTAGATATACTAGACATACCTTTCAACACATCGAACCTATCATTGTACCGCTGATATTGAGCCATGTCCCTAACCGCGAGCAGCCAGTATAGTCGCCCCTTCTCCTCTATCGTCACCGGCAATATCCCCAACCACTCATCGGTTGTCGGGGCGGGAAAAAAGTCTTCCCCCTCAATGGTATCATCCATCAGTTGTTCGGCGCGATAAAGTGCGCCCATATCCGCATATGTGCCATAGACGAAATACGTCTTCATCCCCCTGGTGATCCCCAAGTCATACGCCTGCTTGCAGGACAGGATATCAGCGACCAGTTCCTTAGCCTCCATGAGCCACCTCCTCCCCCGCCCCGAATGTTATCTCACCACAGCGCAGCGGCCGTATCTCTGCCAACACCTCGGCCACCCGGTTGAGGATTCGGAGCAGCCGGTCACACCCATCCTGCAACTGCCTTGCTATCTCCTCAGCGTTCATTTGCGATTCCTCGCATCCCTAGCAGTTGTTTCGATGTCGCTAAAGATGTCTTTTAGGTCGTCAATCTTCAACTCCAGAGTCTCGATGGTGGCGACCTTCTCCATCAGTTCCTCTGTCAACTTGGCAATACGCTCCTCGGCTGCCTCCAACTCTTCCTCAATCGTCATCTCCCTCCTCCTCTCCTCACCCCGCAGGCTTGCGGCTGGTGGTGGGCTTCGGAAATGGGTATAGGTCTGACCCAGGCTCGACTGGCCCTATCTCCCCGTCAACCCATACCAACTGCCCCTCGATGATCTTGCCGCGCTTCCCCGGTCGCTTGATTTGCGTTGGTGTCAATTCTCCGAGCATCCGTTTTCCCCAGCCCCGACTATGATCGAGTTTCCAGACAGCCCCATTGAGGTCAACCATGATGTCGCCCGGCATGGCGTCTTCGTTATGTTCGTTGTATGGCCACACCCCTCCCGTGCGTTTAGTCATTTCACCTCCACCCCTACCCTCCTACTGCCGAAGGACAACGCCCTCCGGTGCTACACTCCTGCCAGTTCCAGTTTCCCCTGCGCCCGCGAGCGGGCAACTAGAAGCAGCAGGACATTGGCGTACGACTTATGCTCCGTTGTTTCGGGCGGCTTTACTACCAATATCGGCTTACCGAGCGCAACTGCCATACCCAGGTCGAAAACCTGCCCCTGCGTTTCTCTCCACTGAAGGACGCACACTATATCCGCATCGCGTATCGCCTCGCACTCCGACTCTACAATCGCTAATCCTGTTGGGTCTTCTTGGGGTGCATCTTCGGGTGGCCAATACACCGCATGGCCATCAACCCTCAACCGACCCACAACTCGTTTCTGCTCAACTATGTCTTCCGCGTTCGCCTTTCTAACCGGACAAATGATGTATATTCTCATCCCGTCTCCCCCTTGCACATCGCCTTGATCGCCGGCGGCCTACACCATAAGCGGTGAAACTGTCGCCACTTCTTTGACGGTTCGGGCATACCATCTGCTCGGAATAGCATAGAGAAGGGCATAGCCCCAATTTCAAACACCCAACGAAGCCGCCTCTCTGCCCTTTCCATCGTGTCATCCTGATAGCCCACTAGGACATAGCAGGAAATCTGTTGGCGGGTCAGTCCCGCTCGCCGCAGATGGCCGACCGCTGTTTCGACTGCGTTCTGCGCCCCTACCCGGTCAAATGCCAGCCACAGATTCTCTACCTTCACCGATTGGAGTAGAGAAACAACCTTCGGCGTAACTCGCGCCGCTTCTAACCCACCGCTGAACCTTGCCCGATGCTTCTGCTGCCCCAGCATTGCGAACACCGCCTCCATGTGTCGGTCTGAACACGCCAGCAGGTTATTGTCTAGCACATCGAACCCCTCGGTGATTGGCAACTCGCGTAGTTTCCCCTCTCGCTTCGGCACGAAGCAGAATCCACAGGCATTGGGGCAGCCGCGACTGGTGATGACATATCCCGGTTTGAGGAACAGGCCAGGAGTGAACTCGCCGCCGGGATCATTGTAGGCCGGGCCACCAATCTCTGTCGGGTAGTAGGCTCCCCACTCCCGCGCTAATCTCTCAGCCTCCGGCTTATCCCAAGTGAAGGTGCAGGATACCATCACCTTGTCCGCCTCCGGTCGGAAGAGAGGCGGATCGCCCACAAAGGCCATTGCGTCTATCGGTGTCGCCTTTGTCCGGCGCGGAAACACTCGGATGATCCTGTCAGTCATTTCACCTCCACCTTTACCCGCTTACTGCCAAACCGCCTTGCCCGCTCATGGGCCTTACCGAATCCTCTCTCCCCCGCCATCCTCGGCATTGCCATGTCCAGGTGATTCGGCCCGTGGCTTATCACCACATGGCTTGACCGCGAACCGTCCGGCCAGGTCAGGACTAGCCGTGTCCCCGGTCGGTACAGTCTCGTGGCGATCCCACGAGAAGGCAGGTTGCGCCAGGGCCGGGAGTAGCGGCCACAACAGCGAGGGCAGGGACAGAAGGCGGTCACTTTGACCCGGAGAAGTACAACAGCATCGCGCTCAGTAGCAGTACGAATCCGTAGAACAGGAGTTCGCCTTTCCAGTCGTCCATTTCCCCCTCCCTTCATCTGTCCGCTTTGGGGACAGATGGCGGTCAATTTGACAAGACGCTGCCCGCGAAAGCAGTTATCATGCCCGCGAACAACGAGGCGTAACCGCAGACTACCAAGGGGGTAGGGGCGTGGAGTGCTAACCCTACCTCTACGGCTATCAGCGACATTACACTGAGCGCTAGTCCCACTCGCCAGAGATTGAGTTTCACCCCCTCCTCCTTTCATCTGGCCGCTTTGGGGCCGGGAATCGTTGCCACGTACTAGTCGCGACCCAACTATCCCGGCCCCTCCACGGCTTTCCTGGCCCACCCTTGCCCTAAGCCCATTGCTGGGCGACGCCACGGGGGCGACTTTCAAGCAGGGCAGGCCAACTATCAGGCAAGCAAGGGCGACCGTCTGCACCGGAACCGACCATCGCCAGAGAGCGCGTCGCGCAACACAGCCCGGTTCTCCTCGGACTTGCTTGCCAATGCCAATCATCACCCCCAGCAGTAGGGCCAGGGGAAGTCTAGTCGTCATCACCTATCCTCCGGCATCCAGCAGAGCCACCAGAAGCAGGCCCGCAGGAACTCTCCCCACCAGTCACGCTTAGGTATCATCGCTCCGCCACCTCCGTTTTACGAAAGTCCCACATGATCGCCCGGGCCGGACGATTGCCGGTTAGGCGGGTGAATCTGTTTTTGTCCTTTACCGCCCGCAGGTATTCTTGACCATTCCCCTCCCAGCCGAGGTCGCGCATGGCCTCCCACCAGGTATCGCCCTGATGGAGGGTGACGGCGACCTGCCGGCCATCCGCGGGCTCAGGCCGGTCCGGTATCATCCGGGCGCCCAGGAACATCAGCGCCCCGACTAACAGGCAGCAAATCAAGCAGCAAATCTCATTGTAGGTGGTGTGTCTGGTCATCATCTGTCCATTGCCCATTGCCCAATCCCCCTTCGCCAGTTCTGGATGTTGGCTACTCCTTCTCACAGCAACCCTTGCCCGGAGCCAACTCAATGGCGACGATTGCCCGCGCCAAGCGGAGCAGTTGCGACCATCCCTTTTTCTCGCAATCCTCGCGGGTCTGTGGCGCTTCATGCTTTTCTGACGAACCGACCAGCACCATATCGCAGTACCAGTCAGTCCCGTGGCAGTAGATGTCGGCGTGCAATCCCGCCGAACCCACCGACCTAATCTGATTTAGTCTCTCAATCTTCTGTCCTGGGGTCATCCTCACACCTCCACCAGCACGCCCTGGTGCTGCTCGTCGAAGACAGGTTCCGGCTCCAGCGGCAAATCGGCCTGCTTCTGTTCATCGGCCAGGACTTCCCGGTACACTTGGCGGACGGCCCGCATCCGGCGCCACAACTCCTTGAATCGCTCGCGCAATGCTTCGTGATACTGGCCCAACTCCTCAGCCGTCGCCGCCCGGAAGTAGCCCTGCGACCCCGAGCAGTACGGCCGGTGCAGGTCTTTGATCAGGCTGTCCACCGACTCGAAGACGGCGAAGCAGGTTGCATGGTTGGCCCGATCAAAGACCAGACTTGCGATCTGCCGGGTCGTGATCGCGTTCTTCCCGCCGATGTGCCGGCTCAGGATTCGGTCAACCTGATCTCGGGTGGCTTCGTCAATCACGCTTCACGCTCCACGCCCTTGTCCGCCGTAGCCGCCTGCTCCGCCGAAGTAGCATCGGCTACGAAGGCTGGATCGGCGGAGGCGGATTCTCGCTTCTCACACACCCACCCCGGCGGCTTGGTCTGTCTGACCTCCAGGGGTGTGACCTGGTGCCCGTTTTCCTCCGGGCAAGGCCGCTTGGCGAATGCGTCACGCAAGAGTTGGTGATCGCTAATCGGTAGCGTTCCCTGCCTCCACCCACACCTCCGGCAATTCTTCGCAAAGGCGAGTTGGCTCATTTGATCGCCTCCCTCTCCGTGCATTCCCAACCGTCCGGCATTTCCTTGCGCACCCGGCCTGGGGAGAGTCGCTGCCCATTGCCATTGATCGGGCATTCCCGCGTCGGCTTCTGCTTGCCGAAGATTGCTCCCCGGAAGGCCTCCCGCATAGTCCGGCAACAAATGCAGTTGTGGAACAGCGCGCGCTCAGTCATTAGACCAGCCCCATCTCTTCCAGTTGTGGCATCACCGAATGGCGCGCCTCGTTCCGCTGCTCCTTCGATAGGGATTCCCATTCGGGCTTCCAGACGATCAGGAGTTCTTGGGCCTCGGTTTCGGTATGGTCTTTCCGCCAGCCGTCTATCAGTTTCTTTCCCAGCGCGGCGCACCGTACCAGGATTTCACCCCAGGTAGTGTCCAGGACTGGCTCAGGGTTCGCCTCTGCCGCCTGTTTCCCCAGGGCCTCATCCTCCCAAGCAAAGAACTGGCAGCCAGACCACTTCTTGGTCTGCCGATCCCACTTAGCGGTCGAGCAGCGGTAGTAAGGACGGCCAGCATTCTCCGCCGATTGAGATTCTTTGCGAACTGTCGCCGCGCCGCAGTCGGGGCACTTTTGCATTGAGGCGGCAACTTCCGGCGACGGATTCTCAACCTCCCCGGTCTCGCGGTTGACCTTCGGGGCCGCACGGCTCCCCGCCGCGCCATCGTCGTCCTCTTCGCTGGCAATCCCCACGAGGGCCTGATAACCGTATCGCCGCAGGTAAGTGATGACGCTTCCCGCGCTTTTTGGATCGTCCATCGCGCAGGTCAATCCATAGTCGCTGCTGATGTACTCTCCCGACTCGTGGACGAGTAGCGTCTGGACGGCGATTCCCACCGATCCGCCCTCCGCTCCGATCAGATTGCCGAGAACCTGCGTTACGGCTAACTTGTGCTTTGCCAGGACGGGCCGACAGACCTCAATCACCGTTGCCAGGTCGGCATAGGAGTAGGCGTACTGGCCGCCAGTCTTCGTTTGGATGTTCGCTGTCTTGTCCTTGTGAATTGCTTTCAACTCCGACTGTGCGGCGACCAGTGCCGCCGCCAGCGCTTCGATCTTTTCACTCTTGTAGAGTGCCATTTCTCTCTCCCTCCCCCTCATTTGTCGTCACCAGCGCCCGCACCGCTAGAATGTGCGAGCACTCAATCCCGTAACCATGCGCTTGACAGTCGCAATGCCAGTGACCTGCCTTCCGCTCGACCGTATGGACGCCGTGATCGCCGAAGACCGAAGCCTTGAACTCTGCCGGGGCATGAATCAGTACGCCCGGATCGGAGGCCCGCAGGCGCATGGCCTTCGTCCTGCGGTTCTCCTGGTATCGTCGCGGGAAGACTACCTCCGCGCTTCGCGCCGCCCTCGTCATGCCTTCGGCTCCGCCTTGATTCCGGTGTCAACCCGGAAGGTGTCGTGTTCAGGAACCCGCTCAAACAGATCGTCGGGCAAGGCCTCCACTTTCTCGATGGCGATTGAGGCCAGTAGCCTCTCCGTCGTCTTCACTGCCTCCGGGCAAGCCGACCTTGCCCAGTCAATCGCTTCCTTCTCCCGGCCTTCACGCAAGGCCACCCGCTCCGGCACGGTGCGCAGGGATAGCCGCCCATGATCGAGTTTCAGCGTCCGCGACTTCCCCATTGCCAGGGTCTCGCGGGCGAACGCTTCCAGTTCGGCGTCGAATCGCAGGCCGAGCCATTCCCGCCGCCGCGCAAGATCCTTGCGCTGAGAATCAATCGCTTCGCGGATTGCCTTCTCGCGGGCCTCCAGGGCCAGCAGGTCGGCTTCGAGGTTTTGCATCTTCTCCAGCGCCCACTCGGCGGAACCGCGGTCCCGGACAGCGAACTCCTGCTTGATCTCCGCGCAACCCAGAACCTCGCCGGTATCCGGGTCTACCCAGAAGCCGCCTACCAGGACGGCATTCTCGTTTGGTGTTGTCATGCCGCTGCCTCCTCTTATCGGTACGCCGGGCGGTGCAACTTCCGGCGGTACTGGGCTTCCATCACAGAATCGGGGTCAGTGTCTTCCGGCTCCGCCGCCGGCAAAGGCTTGCGGGTCATGCTCAGGCAGACCGGCTTGGCTGTCGCCCGGGCCTTCTCGTCGCAACTGGCGCAGAGCCACTTCCGGTTCTGCTCGTCGAAGTAGCCGCTGAGCAGAATTAGCATCTGGCGCGGGTATCGCTCACCGCAGATGTCGCATTCGTCCGGCTCCTCAGCGCAGCGGTTGCACATGGGAACTTCATGCAAGACCGCCTCGTCTTCGGTGAGATCACGCTGGCAGTAGTCGCATCCGTAGGTGTACTCTGGCGGATTCGCCGCCGCGTCTGCGTGTGGGTCTCCCGGTGATGGTCTCAGGTAGTTCATCGCTTCTCCCGTCTTGACAGGGAAGTCGCTTGCGTGGTAGAATCTCCCTGTCAGCATCTTTCCGTTTCACTGGAGCGCTGGGTTCCCGCCCGGCGCTTCAGGCTTCATGTGGCTCTTCTGGCTCTTCCGGCCCTTCTGCTTTCTCTGTTCCGTCGTTCAGTAGTTCCCCCGTCACCTGGTCTATCTTTGCGCTCATGTCCGTCTGCTCGTAGGTGATTCCGACCCTAACTCGCTTTCCCACCATGCCCCGCACCTGCTCGAACAGCTCATGTGGATTGCCGCCCTCCGACTCCAACACGATGACGGCCACCACGGCGAAACCGTCTTTGTCCGTCTTGACGCTGGGCGGTCTCACTCGCCCGAAGAACGCTGCCATACTCCCTCACCTCCCCTCGCCTCTCGCATCAATCCCCTCCCCGGCCCCGACTAGCGAGCCCTGGTCCCCTGAATCTGTCACCGTCCCTATGGGGGACCGGGGAGGTTCTATCTCTCGCTCCACACTGTCGCGCCCCACGCTCTCCCGCTCTTCCTCCGCCCTCCGCGCCTCCTCCGCCAGCACTTCCCGCCCCCACGCCGCCAAGTTCGCCTGCACTTGGCGCCGGGTCAGTTCCCGGCCGGATTCGGAGAAGAAACGGACGGTGGCAGTCTTCATGCCGAGGCCTCCGTAGGGGCGCTGCTTGCCGCGCCCGCTTTGGTCTCAAAGAACTCTTGCGGTCGTTTCTTCGTCCGCTCCATCCACGCCAGGAAAGTCTCTCCCGGCTGGCAAGTCCCCTCCCATGCCTCCTTTGCTCGCTGACGAGCGGCGGTGATGGCGTCGGGGTCCTGGCAGCCGTCGAAGTCGAACAAATCCCGGTAGGTTTCCGGGATAGACCGCCCACGGAAGGGGTGAACGCTGAAAAGAGGGCAGTCGGGGCTTTTGCAATCGTAGGAGTAGCCGCCCAGGCAATCAATGCACTTGGCGCGGACGATTGCCCGGGTGGGGCGCACCGCCCTTTGGTGGGGCTGTCCCGCCTTAGCCGCCCGCCCCCGCGCGAGAGCATCCAGGTGCTCCTTGCTCAGTGTCCTCTTTTTGGCTTCCTCGGCCATCCTCATCACCCCGCTACACACCCTGGTTTTGCTCTGAAATGTATTGTGAACGATATTCTCATTTTGGCGCAGGCCCAAGCCCTCTCCTGGTGTGGGCAGGATTTCTCTCCCCCCTCGCCGAAGAGGGCATTGGCACACCCAAACGAAGGGGGAGAGAATCACCATGAACAAGTCTGAGGTCGCTTTTCATCTCACCGTCACCGCCCTAGAGAAGGCCAATCTGCCTGTGCAAAACGAACCGTATACGCGAGAGATGGTCTTGGAACGCGCCCAATTGGTCGCCGCCTGCTATCAGATCATCTTTGACGCCGTGCCTGACTTCCATACGGGCGAGCCCAAGACCCGGATTGCCTAAAGCCGGGCTACTTCCCGTCGCACCTTGAGCAGGCGAAGGATCGTGAGGGCGTTGTTATTTTCATGCACGCGCCCCCGCAGGTGATCTATCGCCTCGTTGATGAGTTGCAGGTCGGTCATCTCTGCCGCCGGAGTCCATTTGGGTAACGCCTTCTGCTCTTTCTCGCTCGCCTTCTCGCTCTGCTTTGCCATCTCTCCGCTCCTCTCTATTGCCTATTGCCTATTGCCCAATGCCCATTGCCGGCAGTTGATTCATGCCGCCGCCTCCTGGGTCTCGGCTTGCGCCTTAGCCTCTTCCTCCGCCTTCGCCTTCGCTATGGCTTCCCGGACCCAGTTGTGAATCGTCCCATTCGAGGGTGCCGTTTTGTGTCTTATCAGTAAATCTATCCTGATCGCATCAATCGTTTCGCCCTTCTGGAATCGGTTGATAACCAACTCGCGGACTGACCCCCGGACCTTTCGATCCAGAGTCCGCTCGATCCGACTCTTCAAGCCTCGGCGCTGCCGCTCCGTTCTGGATCGTAAATCAGCCATGCCTATATCCTCGTTCCGTCGAGTGAGTTTTGCTGCTGGGGACGCTTACGACTTAGGGAGTTCCTTTTTCGTGACACCCTCTGCCCCCTGTTTCGACATCGTGACTGGGGAAGCAAATAAAAAATCCCGTCGAAGGATAACTGGAAGACCGCCTGGATTCGCTCGCGTACCTGAGGGCCGGGAACCCTTTCCCCGGACATGATCATGTGTAGATAGGTGCGCGATATATCAAGGACGCGGGAGGCCCTGGTGTGAGTCCAATTCCGTGAGGCAATCGCCTCTGCCAGCCGGTCAGTTCTCACGGTGATCTTTGCCTGTGCTGCCCGCATCTGTTGCGCCTCCGAAACTACTATACCACATAAGTAACGATTTGTAAACCCCCTTTGGACAATTTTTTTCCAATTAGTTGCCGGTGGCCGAAAAGCCCTGGTATAATGGGCCTATGAGCACAAGCGAAAAGATCTTGGGGGCCACCATCCGGGCCATCCGGGAGTCGCAGGGCAGGACGCAGGAGGAAATCGGAACCCGCGCGGGCCTTACCAAGGCCACGCTTTCGAGGATAGAAACCGGCCAAGCCGGTGGCCGCCACGACACAATCAAACGGATCGCTGCCGCCTTGGGGCTTACCCTCGATGAACTGGAGGCCCGCGCCCGCGAAATGTCCGGGGAACCAGCCGCCCCATCGCCTGCCGCTCGGGGCGTCAGGGAGGCCACCGCGCCCTACCAATCGCCAACCGAGGCCGAGCGAGAACTCGAATATCGGCTTAGGGCTGACCGGGACCTTAGCCTGGAGGACATCCAGGACATTCTCAGGTTCTATCGCCTCAAGAAAACAAAGGGCCTCCCGCGAGGTCAGATCAGCGCTCCACGCCGGGTGTCGGCGAAAGGGTCGGCACCCGGGACGAGCACTGAGGAATGAGTCGGTGATCATCCCGTTTCCGCGACGACCAGGATAGAGGAGATTTGCGTGTCCAGCGGATCAAGAAGGCGAAGGGGAAACCCTGAGAGAATTTGGAGGCAGAGGAGGGAAACAGGCAATGCCACTACCAGTTAGGAAAGCATGCTGTCTCGTCGTATTATGGGCGTGGCTGGCGTTTTTCTCCGGCGCCGTTGGGTGCCCAGCCGAACTCCACCCAGATCTCCGCCTGTCGGAAGAGGAAATAATCACCTCGTATCGCTGGGGCGCGGAGATGCAGAAGAGGGGCGTAGATACTATTGCATTCATGCAGGGACTCGCATGTCGGGCCAAGGGTCCCAAATTGGGGTCTGCCGAGATAACCATGATAACCGTCATGACCGACCGATTTACCGGTTGGACTATGGGGTATCTGGATGCCAAGGGGCTAAGGTATGATGAAGCCAAGATTGCCAGCCTTATTGCTGCGGCGAAGAAGCGCAACGGACTCTCGGTCCTCGTTTACATCACCGAAGAGAATACGACCAACCTCCAGCACTGGACTCGCGGAGTCACCGTATATCTCCTATCTGGAGAGACAAAACTGCCAGCCCGAACCGTGACTCCCGATGTTGGCGTTGGCTCTACCTCGATCAGAAATTGGTACAATATCCATTTGGATTGCTCATTTCCCCTATCCTACGGAGAAACCCCTGTCATTCCTGCTGGGGCGACTAGCGTCATGGTCGGCATTAGGCCCCTAGTCGGTCAGGACATCATGGTCCTGGTGCCGCTCGCTAAAGAATCCGGCAGCGAGCCACCGAAGTGACCACGGCCTACCTCAATAGCCCCGGAACGCCATGATGGACATCCTCACCTACGACAATGTCATGGGCGTCGTCGCCGCGATCTGGGCGCTTGTTCTCTGCTGGGCGATCTTCCGCAAAGGATGGTTCCTGCGCCCATGACCACCCCCAAGCCCGGGACTCCCCTAGCGGCCATCGCCTACTACCGCTACTCCGAGGAAGGGCAATCCGAGTATTCTATTCCCGCCCAGCGCGATGCCGTCCAGAAAGCCGCGCCCGGGCTGGGGTACACCATCGTCGCCGAGTTCGCCGATGAAGGGGTATCCGGCCTCCGATCTGACCGCCCGGGCTTCCAGGCCGCGATCTCCGCCGCCCGGGCCGAGGCTGCCGTAGCCGCCATCCTGGTCCACAAGTTTGACAGGTTCAGCCGGGACAGTGAACACCAGGCCGTCTTCCGCGCCGCGCTGAAACGCGACGGTGTGCGCCTGGTTTCCATTGCCGAGCCGACCGACGACTCACCGGCCGGCTTCCTGACCGAGCGCATCATGGACGCGATGGCCGCGTACTACTCGCTCAACCTATCCCACGAGGCTAAGAAGGGCCTGAGTCAGCGGCGCAAGCAAGGGCGCCATTGCGGGTCCGCGCCCCTGGGCTATCACTGGAAAGCCTGCGACGCCCGATACCCGACACTCAAATCTCTGGTTATCGAGCCGCAGGAGGCCAGGGTCGTCCGGGCGATCTACCGGCTGGCCGAGCAGGGGTTCGGCACCGTCACCATCGCGCGGCGGATGAATGAGCGAGGCTATTTGGGCAAGTGGGGGTCCGCCTGGACGAATACCGTCCGGGTCATGCGGACCTTGCGGAACCCGACCTATGCCGCCTTGATCGCGTCTGAGCCGAAAAGCCACCGGGTAGCCGTGGGCGGTAAGCGGATAGACCATCACCGGCGCGAATGGGAGAAGGCGTTGGTCGAAACTGAGGAGTGGTTGCCGATCATCGAGCGGGAACGCTGGCGGCGGATTCAGGCGATTCTCGACCGCCGGGCCCGCACCATGCACCCGGCCAGCCCATACCTGCTGACCGGCCTGCTCAAATGCCCGGTCTGTGGCGAGAATATGTGGGGTTCAGGCGGCGGTACAGGCGGAAGCCGATACTATCGCTGCTCGCGGGCGCGTCTGACGCACCCGTCATTCAGCCTGCCGGCCCCGAAGGTCGAGGCGGCCGTGATTGAGGCGCTGGCCGAGGCCGCGGGCAACCTCGAACTCGTGGCCGTCGCGCCGGCTCAGCGGAGCGCCGAGCGGCTCGAGGATCTGCGGGACGAACTGCGGGGGCTTCGGGAGACCATGACCCGGCTGGAGGATGCTTACCTGGCCGGGCAGTTTGACTTGGCGACCTTCCGGGACAGGAAGAGGTTGCTGGTGGGGAGAATCGAGGAGACCGAGCAGGCATTGAGCGCGCCTGTCCCGGCGCCCAAGCCGCCCAGCAAGCGGTATCTCCGGGAGACCATACGGAAACTGCGTTCAGCCGAAACCCCGGTAGTCGAGCGTCGGCGGCGGTTATCTGAGGTCTTTGTCTCGGTAACGCCCAGGCAAGATGGCGGGCTAGACATCATCCTGCGGGACCGCTCCGACCTGCCCGAGGACGCCTCCCCTGCGAGGTAGTTCATCACGGAACCCTCCCCCTCCGCCGCCAACTAACACAGGAGCGCAGGCGAATCTGGTTTTATTGTGGGGTAAATGTGGGTTTTTTCTGGGCCATAAACCAGAAAAGACGCGGCCCCTCCGGTTAGGGAGAGACCGCGCCAGCCATACCCAGGCCAGGGCGTGTTATTCAGAAGACAGAAGCCAGGAGACAGAAGCCAGAATGACTACCGACCCCTGGTTTGCCTCTCAGACCTTCTCCGGCCTGCGCACCGCATTGACCGCCGCGTTCGCGCCGATGGCCGAGGCCGCGCCGGCGATTCCGGTCAGGGCAGCCGCGCCGAGTTCACCCGCTGAGGTCTTGCCTGCCGCAGCCGAAGCCGCCACGGCGGCAACGACGCCCGCGCTGTAGGCGAACAGCACGGTCGCCCGCCCTTGCATTCCGGGCCAGATAGTCTTCGCCGCCGGGATGGCCACGAGTTTCAGGAATCCGGCGACGCCTGCGATGGTGCCGAGTTCGGTGAGATTGAACATTGGTTTCTCCTTTCGGCTATGGTGAGATGCTTATAGTCAACTGCTTTCCCTGCGGTTCTGGTCGCAGGATATTCTCCGCGTGGGCAATCCTCCGCCGTGCAATCTCGCAGTATCCTTCATCCTGCTCAATCCCGATGAAGTCCCGGCCTAGTTCCTGGCAGGCCAGTCCGGTAGTGCCACTACCCATAAACGGGTCTAGCACCACAGAATCTTCGGCGTGTGTGAAGAGGCGGATAAGTCGCCTCGGAATCTCGACGGGAAAGACGGCGGGATGGAGCCGTGACGACTCGGGCGAAGCAAACCACACATCTTTGGTATCATCTGGAAATGGTAGGGCTATGTCTCCACGCCGCCCAGTTCCGCCTCGGTGATACCATTGGCCTTTCGAGCCGAGTAGTATAAACTCGTGGGCTGGGCGCATGTACGGATCGCTGTCGCAACCCATGCGGTATTGAGAACAGATCGCGTTCCCGTTACTTCCCTTCACCCAAATAATCGGTTCCCTGATATGGCTGTCTCGCTGTCGCATCATCTCAAACAGGATAAACCCAATCGGTTCAATCCTGCCCTTGCCCACAACTTTCTCGCCGTTCCGGTGGGTCTTATATCCGGGGTCAAAGTCACTCCAGGTATCAGCGTATCTGTGTTCCGCTTGCCACCTTACCACGCCAGGCACATTCAGCGCGAGAACACCGCCCGGAAGCAGGACACGATAGAGTTCATCCAGCACCAAGCCTATCCAGCGATAGTATTCCGGCCAGGGCTTTTGGTCATCATCCTGCCCGTATTGCTTGCGGCAGTTGTATGGCGGAGAGGTGACTACCAAGTCCACCGAGTTCTCCGGCAGGGTGGGCAGGACTGTCAGGCAATCGCCGCAGATGATTTGGGTCATGCCCTGATTGCCTCGACGATTGCCTGACAGACCGCAATCCGGTTGTCGCGCTGGAGCAGCCAGGCGCGCTCCTGCGGGTTGTTGATGAAACCAAGTTCGATCAGGACGGCCGGCCCGGGCGCGAACCTCAGCACGGCGAGGTCTGTGCGCTGCTTGATACCACGGCTGCGGAAACCAGTGACGCGCACCAGGGCTTTCAGTAAGGCGAGGGCGAGTGGTTTGTCCTTCGCCGCGCGCCAGAGGACCTCGATCCCGGAGGCCACTTTCACGGACGAGTTCAGGTGCAGGGAAATGAAGCGATTGCACCCGGCCTCCTCTGCCCGCTGAGCGCGGGTCCCGACCGGCGCCGGATCGTCGTGATTGCTGCGCGTCAGGAAGCAGGGCATACCCGCGTTTCCGAAGACAAGTGTGTATTTGAGGGTAAGGGCGTACTGGAGGGCGATAGTCGCCTCATCCTGTCCCGCACTGACTGCGCCCGGGTCATAGACGCCGGGCTTTCGATTGCTCATGCCGTGTCCGGGGTCAATGGCGATCTTCATTCTATCAATCCCCCTTCTCGCCCTTCTCGCCCGTCGCACCCGTCGCGCCCGTCGCACCCGTAGGGCCAGTGAGACCGCTCCGTACCCACTTGCAGAGTTCGTTGAGGCTGGAGCATACTTGCACCAGCACCTCAGTATTATGTGTGAGGTGATTGGTCAGCAGGCCGTTGAACTCCACCCGCATCGTCTCCCGTTCCTTCCGCGAGTCAGACAACTCCTGGATAAAGGCTATCACGATTGGACGCAGAAACAGGACAATCACCAGGGCGACAATCCCTGCCGCGCCCTCCTTCATGTACTGCACCATCTCAGCCATTACCAATCTCCCCCTCTGTGTTAGTGAACCACACATACTATATCGGGATCGCCGCCCGTCCGGTATAGTTGGCCTACTGTCAAACCACCGCCTACCGCCGCCGCATTATTGGCGTAGGCCGGAAGCCCGACCATAGTGAAGAGGCCGGCGGAGGAAATGCGGAATCTCTCGATCAGAGAAGCCGTACCTGTCCGCAGGCTGATAGCAGTCGGCACCACACCGGCCGCGACTGCCCCGTCCACAAGAGCGAAGATTCCGCCCCGCAATTGGATCGCGGCACCATCGTATCCGCCAAACCTTAGACCACCAATCCAGTCTCCGTTCTGGACGGCGGTCGGGGCGGCGATGGTGCCGCGATAGCGGCGGTAAGAGGTGAACGAATAGGTGCCGGCGGCAGCATCCGCCGAGTCAATGGAGTATTGCGCGTAGCCGTTGTTGCGCAGCCAGATGGCGGCCCCGTCAATGGTCAGTGAACCGATGATTCCCAGGTGGGTGGCGTCGAGTCCATACAACTGCGGGCCGCCGAAGTCCAGGATTCCCGACAATGCCAAGTTGCCGTCAATGGTCATGTCGCCGATGATCGGGGCGATCAGCGCATCCACCAGATGGTTGACGACGGGTACGGCCGCCAGGTCTTGCGCCTCCCCGGCGTGATTGATTGAGGCGACCTTGAAGACGACTGTCTCGCCCTGCAGGGTTGCCGGGAAATCCACCTGCAAGGCCCGGGGATTGAGATAGCAGAATGAGGAGCCGATGCCATGATCTACGCGGGCCGTGGACTGCCGCCCTCGATACAATCCGGTCAGCCGATATTGATTGGCGGCGATCAGGGTCGCCGTCTGGTAGGCGATGACCTCGTCCTCGATATTGACCAACTTCTCCTCGTTGGTCAGTCCGGCGGCGGTGGTGCTTTCGAGCGTGCCGCCTGTCGCCCCAATGTCCACCTCCACGGTGGCTGCCGGCTGCAGATCTGCTCCGCCTGCCAGCAGCAGGGTCAGGGTCGCCCCCTGCGCCGACCGGGTAGTGGTTCGCCCGGCGTAGGCAAAGGTATTGCCGCCATCTACCGAAACATGGACTTCAGATCCGGCATAGGAGGGGTGGTGCGAGCCGGCGTGGACGACAAAACTCCCCTGCCCGAAGAATCCATGCTGCCAGGTTTCGACGACCGTAACTACAGCATCGCCCGGGTCGCCATAGAGATCCGCGGTTCCTACCGTTCCGGCCCCCGGTTCGCTGGAATAACCGTAGAGTTCCAGGCCCTCGGGATATTCGAGGACTGCGCTCACCGCCATCGAGCCATCTTTGTCTTCAGAGACCGAAACCACACGGAAATACTGGTGGTCGAGATCGAGCGACGGGTCGGTGACTTCCAGGACATCGCCCGGCTCAATCAGGAACTCGCGCGGCGCCAATCCTAGTTTGATCGCAATGGTCGGCGTGCTGGCCATGAGGAGCATTCGGCCCGCCATCCGCTCGGTCGGCGTGCGCGTCTTGAAGGCGGGCAGGCTGATTTGCTCAGGATTCGCCCCGGAGCGCCCCACCACCCAACCGTCCTTCGCTTCGGTGACGGCCGTCCCGTAACCGTTCGCCCGGTCTTGCCATTCGATGCGGATCGTGTTCTTGGCGTCTCGAATCCCCTGGCGAGAAAGCGTCGCGGCGGCGCCCTCCATGTAATCGTCAGGGGTGATCGGGATGGTGGTCGCCGGTTGCGACCGGACTTTCAGGTGGAGTTGCCCCTGCGAATAGACCAGCATTCCATCGAAGTAGGTCAGCAATTCCTCGATGTGCCGGAGGCCGTCCTGATTCTGCGCCAGGATCGGGCTGATGTAGAGGCCGTTGTTATGGCAGAAGTTGGCGGCGTCAATGAAAGAAGCCCAATCAATATCGGAGGCCAGAACGGAGAGTCCGTACCGCGTGTGAGTGAGAAAGTCCGCGATGATAAGCGCCGGGTTCATGTCATGGTCGGCGTCGTAGGGGTGCGTCACGAGCAGGGTTGCGTCGAGCCGGTCGTTGTCGGTAAGGTCGTAGCGCTCGACCTCAAAGGAGATCGCGGGCATATTGGAGCCGTAGCCCAGCGACAACTGCGGGAAGATGACATAGGCGGTGTAGGGAAAAGCAGGACCAGCAGGCGTGCCTCCCGGAGGCGCCGGGCCGAGCCAGGCCGTCTGCTGGTCCGTTTCGAGGGCAGCGGCGAGATAGGCATCTACTGTCTGCGCGCCGGTGCCGGAATAAAAAGTGTGAGTAATGTCCGCCGGCATCTTTTCGCTGTCGCCCAGCCAAATCCTTCTCAGGCTTTGCACCACGCCCTCAGAAATCGCAAAGGCGCAATCCGCCGAATAGACGGGAACCGACCCGCCACCGCCCTTGCCGCCCTTCCCTCCGCCGGCATCCTCCGAGCCGGCGGTGAAGTTACCGTACCAGATTAGGTTCGCAGTCAGCCGGGTTCGGCCATAGACCACGGGGAGCGGCTGGCCTTTCTGCGGGCCGCTCACCTGCAGGCTGGCGGCGGCCAGCGGGCCCTTCAGGCTCTTTTGTGGGAAAAGCAGTCCGCCCAGTAGCGAGCCGACTGTGCTCCAGGCGGCGTGTGCTAGAGCCCCGCCGCCAAAGGTACTGAACCCAATGGTCAACGCGATTCTGCCCAGGCTTGCTAGGAGGTCAGACATCGCAACCTCCAGGCCCCGGCGAATCGGCTGGCCAGTATTGGGGCATTCTCCCGCTCGACCATGACGCCCGCGCCCTTGATGACATGGATGAGTTCGCCGCGCCCGATGTAGAGCGCTGAATGGCTGACACACCGCCCGAATTGATAGGTCAAGATATCGCCTTCCTGGTAGGGCGGCTCGACCGGCTCGGCATAGCGAGGCAATGTCTGGAGAAAGACCTCTTCTCCGGTGTGGAGAAACCAGTCCGCGGGAACCTCGGGCAACTCTGGATTCTCCATGATGCCGCACGCCTCGAAGACCGAAACCAGCAGCCGCGCGCAGTCCACGCCGGCGCCCTTTACCGCCGCGCCCGGATGATAGGGGGTGCGGAGCCAGGAGAGGGCCTCGGCTCGAATGGCATCCCGGGGGAGCGAGAGTGGCTTGCCCGGGTGCACGGCGACGACTGGACCCTCTGCCTGGCTCCTATTCAATTCGACTACGGCCGCTTCGCTCATAACACCGTCTCCGGTCGCGGGACGAAGGGGAATCCCCGGAACCTCCCCAAGTTGAAGAACTTCTCGCGGCAGGTAGCAATCGTCCGGTCGCATCCGGGTACGATGGTGAACTGATCGCCGGCGGCCGGCGTCTTCCGCAGCGGACTCGATAGCGTGATGGCGCCACTGGCCTGGACATACTTCATCACGGTGCGCACCGCTCCCCAGTTGTCGCCGGTTGTGAACTGGATTTCGCCCAGATCGTGGTAGGCATCGGCCTGTGTTAGATTTGTCTGGAGAACTGCCTTCGTCCCGCCGGTCACTACGCCGGTTTGGGTCCAGGCGTCCCGGTCCAGCCCGCAGGCCGCATCATAGACGCAGTTATTGCATTGCTCCTGGACGACTGTTCGCGGCTCCAGGATGGTCAGCCGCGACAACTCGCTCTGCAGGTGGATGGTGACATGGGTTCGGGCAATGTCAATCGCGCCCTGGACGATCCAATCAGAATGATGCAGCGTGTTGCCGCCTTCGAGGTCATGGAGGTAAATCGTCACCTCGCAATCATCGAAGAGGCCGGCGGCGGCCATCATGGCGATGCTGTTGCCCGGCTCCGGCGTCGCGCCCTCGATGATGACATCGGCGTTGGGCAGCACCAGGGTCGTATCCTCGATCTGCAGGTCGGCCCGGGCCTCAATGGGTTGCCGCTCGCAGGGCAGAACCATGTAGTCTTGCAGGCCGTCGCCATCACCCACATCCACCTCGACCGACTGGTCATAGTCGGTGGTGCGAATGACCATCGTCGAGACAAACCGCCAGACGAAGAGGGTGATCACCCTCCGCTCCTGGTCGGCCATCAACGCCTCAAAAGCAGCGGTCGCGTCTTTTGGCATCAGATTCCCCTGGCCTGAACTAGCGTTACCTCGGCCCCCCAGGCGATGAACTTGTGCCGGGTGGCGGGAAGATCAGAAGCGGCGAAGCGCACTCGATACCGGGGCGTCGTCGCGGCATAGGAAAGTTCGGAGCCGATCAGCGGCGCGGTCGTGAAAGTCACCAGTCCGGTGGTCAGGTTCACGGCTGCGGCCGGATCCACCACGCCGTCAACCGAAATCGTCACCGCGGCCGCCACATCGAAGGGCAGCCAATAGGTCGTTGCTTCACCGTCCGCATAGGCGAAGACGCCCGTGTGTGTCCGGTCAGTATAATCCTCAACCAGAAACGACTCCAGGTTTCCCCGGTGCCGCAACCAGAAGTTGCGTAGCGCCTGGAACTCGGTATCATTCAGTGGGTCGTATTTCAACTTGAACGCCCGGACCGGGAATGACCGAACCTGATACTTCCAGTTGAAGCCCGGTTCCGTCTCCCAGACATCGGTGCTGTAGCCGTCCACCTGCACCATCTCAGCCTGCGGCATTCTCGGATAGAGATCGTTGCTCATGGTCACGCCCTGGAAATCGGATGATTGTCCCGGACCAACGCTTGGATCGCGGTCCCGATGGCCCCCCGGTTCTTGAGTAGGAAGTTCACCCCCGAGGCCGGGTCAATCGCATTGATGTGCATGTGGATTTCCGGCGCCGCCGGCGCGCCGCCACCGCCGCCCGGGCTGCGGAAGTCCACCGGGATCGCCCCATGCTGCAGCGGAATCACCGCTTCGGGCTGCCAGGCTTCGGCCAGGGCAACGAGCGAAGGACGGGTAAAGACTCCGCCAGTCTGAGCGCCGACGACCGGCCCGGCTTCGCCAGGCGCAAGACCGGCCCACAGTCCCCCGCCCCCTCCTCCTCCCGCCGCCGCGGCCCCGCCGCCCCCGAACCACCCCAGCACCGATTGCATCAATTGCTGCGCGGCCATGCGGGCGATGCTCGAAATGAAAGCATTCTCGATGGACTGGAAGAATCCGATCAGGGTATCCTGCAGGCTCGCCCCGCCCTTGATCGTATCCTCAAAGAACCGCTGAAACGACTGCTCCCATTCGCCCGCCGACCCTTTGAGAATGTTGCCGATGGTGAACGCCGAATCGGCAATCGCCTTCTGCACCTGCTCGATCTCGGTGTCCAACTGCGTGAGCGCGGGAAGGGCCGTCTCGCCCATCGCCAGGTATTCGAGCCGGATGGCCTGGAGGGCGGCCAGGAGTTGCTTGTACCCGCTGATAGTCTGTTTCGTCCCTTCGATTTCTTGGCTCATCTGCTGCGTCGTCAAATCGGCGATCTGTCTCTTGATCGCCAACTGATCTTCTTCCGACTGCGTCCCCTGCGGGATCAGGTTGAGATATTCAATCTGATCGGCGATGGTGGCCTGGCCCGTCGTCCTCTCCCATTCAAAGCGCGCCAGTCCGAGGGCCTGCGCTTTCTTGGTTGCCTCCTCGGTCATCGCCGCCTGTTGTCTCTCCCATTCCGTCGCGGCCGCTTGCCAGGTGCGGAAATCCTCGACTTGCTGCTCAGCCATCTGCCGAAACTCATCTGCGCGCTTTCTGTCAATCGCGGCAATAGCGGCGTCCGCCGCTTCTTGGATGGCGACCTTGGTATCCGCATACCTCTTTTCGGCCTTGCCCGTCGCGTCGAGCGCTTTCTGCTCCTCCGCCTGCCATTTCTGGACCTCAGCGATCTCGCGCTCCCACGGATTCAGCATCAGTTCTGCATTCTTCGCCGCCACCTCAGTCAGAATCCGGGTGTAGTCCGTGGTCAACTCGATGCGGTAGTCGGCGACGCTCTTCTCCATCTCCCTGACTTTGTCGTTGATGTCCTTCTCGGAGATCAGGTGCGCCGCCCGCTTGGCGGAAAGGGTCTGATAGTATTGCGCGGTCTTGGCCTCGACCTCGGTCAGCCCGGCATTCTGCCGGATCATTTCCGCGATGGCGTCTTCCTGCGCCTGAATCTCTTCGCTCGCCGTTTCCCGATTGAGGTCGCGCATCCGCTCTTTGAGGTCCGCAATCAAGCCCTGGTCTTTGGCATACTGGACGGAGAGCGACTGCAGTCGTGCCATCTGTGCGGCCGCTGTCGGCAAGGTATCTTTAGCCCACTTATCGTAGGCATCGAGCACCTTCTTCATCGCCTTGCTATGTTGATCGGCGGCTTTGGCGGCGCGACCATGGGCGCCAGCGGCATCAGCCGCCCCGGCGGCCCGGGGCGTGGTCGGGACCAAAGCCCCGCCGCCGCGGACTGATGCGGTAGTGGCGCCCATCTTCGCAATGCGCGCCTGCTCAGTCCGTAGGGCAGCCTCCGTCGCTTTCTCTTGCGCCTCCATTGCCCGCTGATCGGCTGGCGTTGGAATCCCACCCAGTATTCCCCGCCAGTCGAAGATATTCGTGGCCGCCCGCTGGCCGGTAGGCCGCCATTTGCTCATGGCCAGACTAGCGCGCTCCCATTGGATGCGAATGGTGATAACCAGATTCGCCACCCATTTGAGGAAATTGGCCCAGTTGGATGTCGCCCGATTGATGTCGTTGATGTTGCCGAAAATCCCACCCAAGAGGCTGCCTACTAGCCCCGCCGTTTGCTTTACCACCTCCCATGAAGCCTGCAAGCCATTGATGAGCGTCAAGGCTTCCCGGGTCAATCCGTTCTCGTCGCGCAGATACCCATTGATCGCCTTGACCAGATTGGTAATATCGCCATAGGCGCTGTTCACCTGATCGGCGGCAAAGGCTTGGCGCATCATCTGGGTGGCGATGGTACTCATGGTCGAACGCTGCGTAGTCAGGAGATTGCTCACTACCTTCTGTGAGGCGACAAATCCGCTCAGCCGCTTGGCAATCTCCTCCATTAGGACGCCCTGCTGTTTCCAGCGCGGAATGTCTTCCTTCAGGTTGACGCCTTGCTGGACGAGGATGCGGGCGAGTTGGGAACCGGCGACCAAGCGGCCTTCCATCAGTGCGCGGATTTCCTGCGACTGCTGAATCTCGAAGTTCTGTCCGGCGGTGATGGCTTTGATCGCTTCGGCGATGGCGACGAAGTTGTCTTGTTGCTTGGCGGTGGACAGATCAATCTGGCCGGCGTAAGTCACCCAGGAGCGCAGCATCAACTGCAACTCCTGGCCGGTTCCCGTGAACTTGACATCCATCGCCTCGACTGCGGCCATGAGTTTCAGCGATGCCTGATAGGCTTTCTCGAAGTTCTCGGCTGGGTTGAAGGAAACGAAGGTCGCGGCCATAGTCGCGGCTGACCGGCGCATATTCTCCTGGCTCTCGATGCCCATCTTGACCGCGCCGACATAGCCTTTGACCGCCGCGCCGGCGGTGATGGCCGCGCCGGTGATCAGTCCGAATCCGGCCGCAAACTTCCCAAGGCCAGCCGCCCAACTGGTGCCGGCCTGCGCCGCGATCCGGCCGGTCCCCACCTCCCAGGTCTTCGCCTGTTGGCCGGCCTTCTGCAGCGCCTGCTCCGCCGGTCGCCCGTCGAGTTCGATTTTCCCCTTTACCGACCCGACATCAAATGCCATCTAGCCTACCTCCAGCCCGTTGCCCATTGCCCATTGCCTATTGCCCACTTCTCTCCGCCACTTTCGCCCTCTGCCGTTTCCGCGCGTCCCGAATCCGATCCCAGGTCCGGTCAATCGCCTGCTGCCGCTCCTCGCGGCTCTTCGGCTTCTTGGTCGCCGCCATCAGGTCGCTGCGCACCGATTCCTGATTCGACCGCGACATATACGGATAAGCCGCCGCCTGGAGTTGCCACAGCCGGTCATCCGCCTCCAGCCTCCGCGCCTCCTGGAGCAGGATCTCAAACTTCCTTACTCCGATGCCGGGGAGGTCGCTGAGCCGGTAGCCGGGATAGGTGCGGAGGAAGACGGCGATGGCTCGGGCCCAATCAGGCTCGCCCGAAACGCCCGCACCATCTCCATCCCCGGAGTGTTTTGCTCCAGGGCCGAGGGCGCGAAAAAATGGGCGATCAATTGCTCCGTCGCCACCCGCACGGCCTTCTCTCCCAACCGCTCCAAATCCTCATCGGCGAACCCCAGCGGCCCCAGTACCATCTTCAAAATGGCCGCCGGATCGTCTTCCTTCATCTCCCGGAGGCGCGCCCACATGCCGAGCGGGAAGTCCACGATGCGGTATTCCTTCCCGCCCAGCACCAGCACCAGGGCCTCGGATTCCAGCAACTCGTCAATATCGGCCTTCTTCACTCGCTCCTCTGCCATCTCTCTCCCTCCGTTTTCGCGTCATCCCCGTGGAAACGGGGACCCAGCAACCAAAAAACGGCCCAAGCATCCTGCGACGCTTTGGACCGTTCGGTCCTTTCTGGCCCGTTCGGGCCCTCGCTCGATATTCAGTTGTCAGCAGACACTAGGTCGCCGTCTCGTCTCCGAGAATATAGAGATAACTGTCCGTCTCGGAGAATGGAAACACCCGGAAGATGATCTTCATCGTCCGCTGGGTATCCGGGTCGAAGACGATCTCCAGATCGGTCTCCGGGAACGCCTTGGGGAAAGTCACCCACCGCTCCGGGTCCGTCGAGGGCGCGCCGTTCTCCATCTTCTTCAGAATCAACTGCTGCGCCAGGTCGCGCATCCCCGGCTGCCCGACGCTGGGATAGACCACCAACTTCCGGTGGCTCGGCGTGGCGCCCGTCATCGTGGTATACGGCACCACCTTATCCCAGTTCTCCAGGCTCAGTTCCGCCAAGTTGAGTTCGACCCGGACATTCCGCCCGATCATCATCCGATCCCATTCGGTCGTGCCGAATTGGTCGAAGGTGATCTCCTTCGAGTCCGTCACATCGAAGAACCTGACTCCTCCGTGCGTCTTACCAAGTTCCAGTTCCGCTCCCGCCGGGCCGTAGTACACATAGCATGGCCCCATTTCTCCCAAGCCTTCTGACATTCTCCTTCCTCCTTTGGTGCCTTCGAGGTCTTGTTCAGCCTCGTGGCACGGAATGACCAGCACCGTCTCGGTGCCGAAACTATATTCAGAGGCCACCGCGGTGACCTCGTACCACCCCGCCGGACACTTCACATCATAGAACGCGGCGCCATTGCTGATCGCCGTATATTCCACTCCCGTCGCTAGGTTGCGGGCCGAGACCAGGGCGAAGGGAAGGAGCGGATCATCGAGCAGCCGGTAACTCGTGTAGCCCTGGATGCTCCCCCAGAGTTGCCAGTCATCATCGAGCCGCCAGATGGAGAGTTGGTCGAAGTAGTGCTGGCCCTGGATGTAGGGCCGCAGGGCGCAGAGATGGGCACACCAATATTGATCTATGTATCCATACCAAGTCGCTGTCCGTGATCCAGTCGCGCCCGTCCCTAAGAAGACCTCATCGCTGCCCTCAATCTGAAGAACCGCTCCTGCTGCATTGAACCGCTCAACCATCCCTGCCGGAGCGCCAGTGAACGCAGCCCCCAGGGTCGCAAACGATGCCAACAGGAGCGAATTAGCCGTCGTGACAACGATTGACGGCGCTGTAGCGCCCGAAGCCGGAGAGCCATAACCAGAATCGCCGCCCTCACTATCTATCGGAGAGAGTAACGCCGAGCCGGATTCGGCCACAATCGCTCCGACGCAATAGACGACGGAATCAAGCAGCCATGTATAGGGGCCGGGCTCGCTATCCCCTGCCACTTTCCAGTAGGTCGCCAGATCAAAGTCATAACCACCGAGATCCGCTTGAGTTGTGCGCCGAATCAATGTCCATCCAGAAGGAGGGGTAATGGTTCTGGCTCCCGCTCCGAAAGTGGCGATGGTAGCGAGCATGAAATCGTTTTCTACGACGGGGGACGGCAATAATGGTTTAGGGATAGGCAGTGCGTCTGTCGGGCCGCCTCCCCATGTTGATGCCGACCTGAACGCCGGCGCGTCAGGTGTGACATATGCCCCAAAACCCACCATGCCGCTGGCGAATTCGCTATCCGCCACATCGCAAAGCAGAACGCCGGTCGGCGGATCGTCAATCCCACCGCATTGCAAGCCGGGGTCGGCGACGACGCTTGGATTCCAGTACACCCGGATATGGCCGTTCGCCAACTCGACATGCACCTGGTTCCAAAGCGTTCCCCAGTCGCCGATGACATTGAGCATGGTAGCCAGGGTGATCTCGATCCCGGAGGACATTTTCTTCAGCGTGATGTCCCAGTGGGCCGCGTCCACCTTCTCCATCTGCAGGAAATAGCAGTCCAGGGGATAGGCGCCGTCCGGTGAAAGCGGGCTCCAGGTCTGCTGCGCGCCGAAGAAGAACTCCGCCACACATGGGTCGCTGCCGCCTTTGGTGTAGAACGAGAAGCGGCAATCTCCGAAAGTGTTCAGCGCGTCCGGGACTTCGCTGCCGTTGGGGTCATAAAACGACCTGCGCCAACTCCCGGCTCCATTGTCAAGGAGCGATTTCCAGCAATAGGCTGAGCCTAATGCCCCGCCGACGACTGTATCCCAGTCGAGCGGGTAGGCCGGATAGACACCGTGATAGGCGTTCCAGCCCACGAACTCCGATTCGACCAGCCAGCCTGTTCGCTGGCCGTCGTCCCAGTTGTAGGATAGAATCGGGGTTGATGGAATCATCCGAGCATCCCCAGCATGCCATTTGTGGTATAATGGGAATGGAGGTAAATCACATGAAACGAATCCTGGTTGTGGTCGCCCTCCTTGCGCTCATCATTACTGGCTGGATTCTTTGGCCCAAGCCGGCTGCCGATGATCCTACCGCCATCAATGCCGTCAGAACCTTCACCTGGTGGGATACTCCCGTTTGGGATCCTACAACGCGGCGGGAGTGGGAGAAAATATCTCCGATCATCCAGCATAAAGCCGCCGTCTTCCAGGGAACTGTAGTTCCTCTCAGGGTTTTTTATATTCACCATCCTCGCTACCCCGAAATTGTTGTGTCTGTAGAGATTCTCTATCACGAGAAGCCCCGTTCTCCCTGGCTCAAACCCATTGAGTAGTCAAACCTCATCACGGGAACCTCAGCGCGCGCACCTCATAATTGGTGCTGAACTCATAGCGGCCCCGCTCGTCGAAACCAAGAAACTGTGGGGCCGAGACCGCCTCTGAACTCATGATCTCCCACTCGCCGATGGTCTGCTGGCCCAACTCGTGCAGGCAAGCCTTGACCGCGTGCGAATCATCCCGCGCGGTGAAGTAGGTATTGCCCCGCGCCAACACCTGGAACATGAACCGCCCCACCCGGTAGTCAATGTGGTACATGTCCGGCGGACCGCCGCGCTCCAGAATCACAATCGCTTCGTCCGGCTCTTCGGCCGGCAGCGCGCCGCCGTAGAGTTTGCTCCCGATTCCCCAGCCGGTCCCGGTCGCTACCCACTGCGTGATCTCGCGCAAGAGGTCAGCCATTAGAGCCCCATCGCTTTGCGGAAATGCTCAGCCGCCAGTCTGATATAGTCCTGGGCGTGACTCGCCATTTTCGATTCCATCCACTTGTTGCCCGCCGAGGGTTCGGTAAATTGCATCGGCTTCTCGTGGGTCTTGGCGGCGTAGGCCGTATTCCAGCCGACCCGGGAGACGAAAACCCCTTCCGGGTCCAGGCCCTCGCCATGATCCTGGGCGGGATTGCCACCTGCCCCGCCGGCGCGAGGCGAAGTGGCAATGCGTTTCTGCTGGGCAAAAACCGACCCGGAACTTCTCAGCAGTCCGCTCTTGAGCGGGATGGTCGGTGACTCCATCAGGCAGTCATTCATCAACTGCAACCCCGCTTTGCCGACAGCCTGCAGCCCTGCAGCCGCCATCTTGTCTTTGGCGATTTTCAGCCCATTCCGCCATTGACTCGTATCCCACTTGATCTGCGCCATCTCCCGCCTCGTCATTCCCCCGTACGGGGGAATCTAGTGCCCATTGCCCAATGCCTATTGCCCGCCTTACTTCACCCAGACCTCCCAGTGCGTCGGCAGATCGCCCCGCTTGTGAAACTCGCGTCTAAGGATGGTGTATTCCTTCCCGCCGACGGGGTATCTAATTCGGGCTGTTGGCTCGACTGTTACGACATGGTCGAGAAAAGCCTCGCCCGCCGCCACTACTTCCTGCCCGCTCGAATCCAGCACCATCCTGGCCTCGAACTCGAAGCGGCAGGGAACTATCTCGGTCGTAGTCGCCCCAGCCGGTTCGCCCCATTGGTCAACCGCCGCCGGATGAATGATTTCACAGGCATCCTTCAGCAGGTGCAATATGCTAGGCTGCCCGAGCATGGATTCTCTCCCGGAAGGCCGCGAAGTCGTTCACCCGCGCCTCGGGCGCGTTACTGAACTGGCGCAGGGCGTCGTACTGCCCGCGGTCGCGCAAGAACGACTCGACGACGGGCGCCAAGCAATGTCGGCATTTGGGATGGGCGGGGCACCGCGAATCATCCGTCAGTATGGGGAAGTCTTTGTTCTGCCCGGTGATCGAAAAGACCTTACCCTGCAAGGGCAAACAAATCGCGCACGCTCCGGTATGCACCGACCACTGCACCAGGTCTTCACCGTATTCGAGTGTCGTCTTCATCACGCCCTCGGAAGCGGCGAATCGGCTCTCGGTGATCCCGACCATTCGGCCATAGTCCTTGAGGTTGTAGGCCCGCGTCTTCCCGTCTTTGCAGAGGATGTGGATCAGTTTGCCCTCGGCTGTCTGTTGAAGTTGCTGCTTGAGGACCGGGTCCACATAGGTGCCCAGCCGCCGCACGGCGCCATCTTGCAGTGTCTGAACAATACGCTTCGACAATTCCTCCGGCCCCAGCCCTTCGATCACGCCCTCGGCGATCTGCGCGGCCAGGGCTTGCTCTTGCACCACTCGCTGCTGCGCGCCGATAAACGCGCTGCTCACTCCGACCGCGACCGATTGCACTCGCTCGGCGCTCGTCGCCACCATACGCTGCACCAATGCCTCGACGGCCTGGCGGTGAATCTGCGTGAACGCCGGGAGCGGCTGGCGGTGAGTTTTGGCCGTTTCCGCCATGCCCCGCCGATACCACTGGATCACATTCTGCTCAGCCCAGCGTTGGTGCCCGGCCTCCAGTTCGGTGAGGATGGTCTGAATCTGCTTGAGGAGTATCCAGCTGCGCCCGCGCTGAAAGTCGGTGGCGGTGGCGGATTGAATGACGCGCATCAGCCGCGCTTCGGAGTTGCGGTAGAGGCGGCTGATAGTCTCGATCTCGCGGTTAGCGAAGTTCTCCGGGATCGCCATCTCAGGTCCCCCAGTTCTCTTCGCCCGAATGCACTATGTCGGCATTGACGGTATCCGGGTCATCATGCATTCCCTTGCGGAAGGATGGCGGCACCCGGTCGGTGTCCTCTTCCTTCGCCTGCTTGTCAGCCACCCCGATTCCGCCCGCATAGATGCCCGCCGTCTGGCCCTGGGCTTTGAGTTTGTCCGCCTTCTCTTCGAGGATTTTCAGCCCGGTCGAGCGATCTTCCGACCAGCGGCCAATGCGGAAGTTGGGATTCCGGGCGATGGCTCGGATGATGATGTAGAGGGCTTCGGCGGCAGCGAGATTGACGGTGCCGTAGGTCGCCAGCAGATAGCCGATCTCCTCGTCAGAGAACAGCCAATCCGCTGGGTCGGTGTCGTCAATCAGGAACCGGACCGCATCCACATCGCTCAGGGACGGGTCGCCCGAATAGGAATAGGTTGGCATCGAAGCCTCCTAGGCGGGGGCTGATACCGCCCGCTTCCCGCCGACTGTCCGAAACTTGCCCTGCGAAACATGGTCCGGCCCCGCGAGCGGCTCGACGCCGACCGGCTCCGGCTCTTCCGGCATCGTCGGTGGCTTGGTGCCTGAATGCTCCCGGGCGGTGTGCGCCCGGACATGGTCTTCGGAGATGAACTCGCGCTTGCATTTCGGGCAGACGGCGATTTCTTGGCCCTCTTCCAGGTCGGCGACATAACCCTGCGCCGCCAGTTCGCGCAGGTTGACGCCGCGCCGGGGAATGACCTCGCCGGAGATGCGCTGTTGACCCTCCGAGGACATGGGGATATTGACGATCATCTTAGTTGCGGCCATTTTGCTCCCTCTCCCTCCGTTTTGCTTGCGGGGGACCCGGTAAGGCTCCGGCCAGAAAGCCTACCGGATCCCCCGCACTCCTTTCGGTGGCGCGTCTTACACCACGACATTGCGGAAGAACGCGCCCAGGTCAGCCTCCAGCAACTTCATGTCGGCATAGAAACTGCCGACCAGCCGGTCGAACTTCTCATCCAGGGGCGACCGATACCGCTCCATGATGATGTCCAGTCCCTGCCGGTTGCCGCCGGTATAGTTGTAGATGTAGCCCGCCGAGGGCTTCATCAGGGACGGCGCCGGCTGCACATACGCCAGCAGCGCATGGTTGCCGAGAATCCCCTGATAGACCACGGGCGCGCCGCGCTCAATGGTGTTGGTGTAGACGGCCCGACCGACCACGACCTTGTCCAGACCGAAGATCGAGGCCACCATCGGCTCGGTGAGCACCGGCACCGCTTGCACATACTGGTAGCGGGCCACCAAGGTCGGGTGATGCTTCAGGTAGCGCCAGGCGTTCTTGCCCAGCACCAGGACATTGGGCTGGAAGCCGGTCATCGTCCAGACCGCGATCTTCGCCGCCTCGATGTCCTGAATGGGGGTCGAGTTCACATAGTCGCTCCAGATCCGAACCTGGCCCGCTGCCGGAGCCCCGGCGACACCCAGATATTCGGTCGTCCAGAGGCCGGTGGCGAAGAAGTTCTGCGCCCACCAGAGGTCCCGCCGGATGCGCAACACCTGAGTCACAAACTCGGTGCCGTCGCGGTCCAGGTTGATCGGCACATCCGCGTTATCGCGGAGTTCGTCGGGGATGTCAATGTGCCAGGCCCATTCCCGGCAGGAGTAAGTCTCCTCAGTGTTGACCGTGAAGCCACCGCCCTGAGACTCCTTACCAGGCGCCCGGGGACGCGCGTCGTCACGGAAGAACGCCTCGCGCGGGTACTGCAGGATGCGGTCGGACAGTTTCTTGACGCCGACCGTGGGGAACACCTGCGGGGCGACGAACGCAGATTCATCCAGGATGAATTTCTGCGCCATCTCCGTACACAGTTGATCAACATGCACATCTCTTACATCGGGTTGCCCAGGCATCGCTTACCTCCCCTCCCGCCACGGATTGTTGCAGCCGACCAGAACGGTCACCAACTCTGCGTTCGTCGGCGTCGCGGAAAGCGCGCCTCCGTCCAGCAGTTGGCCGCCCACCCAGTCGGTCGCGCCGGGCGTCACCAGATGGCCATTGGTGTCGGAGGCCCAAGACGCGCCGGCAAGCAGGTCCTCGCCCAGCACCGCCTTGCTCTTGCCCTCCACCATCACATTGGCCCATTCGCCCGTATTGGGCTTGTTCTGCAGGATGCCCACCGGCTTCTCACCATCGCCGCAAAGGACGACGGTGTGGTTGCCGCTGAGTTTCACCGCGTGGTACTGATTCAGGCGCAGGTCTGCGCCTGCGATACAGGTGATCTCGAACAGTGGTTGCTCAGAGGCCATCTCTTACCTCCCTCCGATCTTTTCAGCGCGATACTTGTCGTAGAGCGCGGGCTCGTCGGCGAAGACCTTGGCGAGAGCCTGATCGAACGGCAACTTGCCGCCTTCGCTCTTCTCGACCAGGGCATTGGCCCGGGCCATCACATCCTCGACCACGGAACCGGGCGGGTTCGCTCCGGCACTATCCTTGCCGATCTCTCCGGTCGCGGCTTTGGTCATCGCTTCCTCGCGCTCCCAGGACTTCTGGAGTTCCTCGGCCACCTTGGGATCGGTCGCCTCGGCCTTCAGGATGATCTCCGCCCGCTCTTCCGGCTTGCCCGGCAAGTGCGGGAACTGCGCCGCGATGGTTGCGGCCCGCTCTTTGACGGCGACCTGGTGTTCCAGGCCGGCGACCTTGCCCTCAGCCGCCGCCACCTTCTCGTCCGCGGACTTGGTGATCTCGGCGACCTGGGCTGCAACGCCCTCGTCAACCGATTTCTTGATCTCGGCCGCGATGTCTTCCGCGCTCTTGGTCACCGCTTCTCCATGACCGAACCCGGCTGCAGCCGCCAGCGACTTCAGAATCTGCTCTCCGATCTCGTCCTTGTAGGCGCTCAGCATCCGCAGCGAGGCGCGGACGGCGTTCTTCGCCTTGTCGGAGATCGTCGCCGACTTCTCGATGTCGGCCAGCAGTTCGTCCTCGTTGGCCGCAGCCTGATTCAGCGTGTCTTCGAACGCTTGCACGGCTTCCTCGTTACTGAGGAAATCTGGCATGACTCTTTCACCTCCCCTTTCCGACTTCATTAGGAGCCATCGTCTCCTGTTGGCTGGTCTTCCGACCAGGTGGACTTGACGCACCTGCAGGTCTTTGAGTTGGGCCAAATGCCTCACCTCCTTAGCCGCCCGGGCCGGACCAACAAAAAAAACGGCCCAGGCACCTGATGGTGCTTGGACCGTTCGGTCCTTTCCCTGGCCCGTTCGGGCCATTGGTACGCTATTCAGTTGTCATTCCCCCCGTACGGGGGAATCCAGGAAAACAAAAGAACGGCCCAGGTATCTTTCGATACACCAGACCGTTCGGTCTTCATCGGCCCGTTCGGGCCGTCGCTCACTATGCAACTGTCAATCTACCTATAGCATACCACTCGCCGGTTTGTCAAGACCCTGCCGGCTATTTTTTTTCCACTCAGGCAAGGCGCCCCGCTCGATGATCCGGTAGGCAATCTCTCCCGCGTGATTGAATGAATACTCGGCGATGGTCTTGCAGTCGCGGCACCGCATCTCCACCGTCGCCTCTCCGGCGACTGACTTGAACAGAACCCGGTCGCAGACGGGGCAACGCAGCACCCGCATCTTTGGTTGCGTGGCGGCTGGGCGGGTCGGGGCCGTCACCTCGGCGCCGCGCAGGGGAACGGGCGGCGTGACATCGGTCATCCGCATAGCGGGCACCTCGCCCGATGCCGGGCCAGTTTTTCTTCGTCCATCAGGTGGTCGCAAATGATCGGCAGATAGGCCGCTCGAAATCCCGCCCGCTTCGCCATCACCCCAAACCCCACATCCTCCCCTAGTGGATGGTCGGCGAACATTGCCGCCTCCAGGATTTCCCGCGAATAGTAAGCCACCGCGCCCACACAATCCGCCTCGCCGATCCCGAACAGAACGGGTGGGAATCGCCGAATGGCCGTCAGTTCACAACTCGGCTTCTCGGCGATGTTGAACGCATTGTAGTATTTCTGCTGGGCCAGGCCGGCGGAAGCATTGTCAACCAGCGCGCCGACCCAGGGCCGCTCGGCAGCCAGTAGCCCTTTCAGGAGACCCGCCGGCACCATAATGTCCGAGTCCACATTGAGCAAACCATCAGCCGGCTCGCAGCCGGGCAACCTTTGACTTAGAGTGACCAGGCGATTCCGCAGTCGAGCCAGCCGGGCGGTATGCTGCTCTAGGCGGCAGCCGTGGCCATGCAGGTAAGGAAGGCTGTCGTCCTTGACGCAGTGAAAGAGCGGATTCGGCAAGTGCTTCGCCACCAGGTCCATTTCCCAGCCCTCCGGGTTGTCGAGGACGAACCGCCAGGAGATGTCCAGGCCGGAGACCTCCAGCGCGGCCAAGTGCTTGAGCCAGCATTCCGTGATCTTTCGCCGTCCGCGAATCAGACCACCGACCGTTATCATGCCTTGCCGCCCTTCTCCCACCGCTCCCTCCAGTTCGCGCAGTCCTGGTGGCGCGCCAATAGTTCCGGGTCATCGCGCTTATAGGCGGCCAACTCCCAATGCAGGTATAGGTTGCTGTGAAAATAGTCCACGGTGATGAACCGCGCTTTGCTGTAGTAGGCATAGTCATGATTCGGATAGGTGAAGGCCATGGTGTTGGGGTGCCAGGCATTGCGGTGGGTCGGGTCCGCCCAGCAATCGGGGTTGCTCTGGAAGTTCGGCGCTTCGATGATCGCCACCGCCCCATGTTTCAGGACCCGCCAGAGTTCCTGAATCGGGAACATCTTGTCGAAAGCGTGTTCCAGGACATGGATCGCCTCAGCGCCATCGAAGTAATCATTCGGCCAGGGCCAGGGCTGGTTGATGTCCATGACGCAGTTGACGCCGGGCAAAGCGACGATGTCCGCGTTCACCCACACTTCGACCTGAGCGTGGGCATCGCCCATCTTTGTCTTCCGTCCGCACCCCAAATTGAGATAGCGATTCACTTGACTACCTCCAGGACGACCCGCATGGACTCGATGACATTGAGTTCGTGGAAGATCGCCGCCTGCCGCTCGTGTTCCGGGCGAGATCCCCAGTCGCCGCACCAACTCAGTTTCACCGACACTTTGCGAAATGTCGCGGCAATCGCATCCGCCGTGCTCTGGCGCAATGCCGGATCGCAGAAGAAATCGAATGTCCATTCCGTGAAGTTCAGCCGGTGATAAGGATTGCCCAGGTGCGGCGTGTGCGTCGCATAGGGCACCCAGATATGCACCTTCGCGCCCGGGCGGGCGATGCGCCAGATTTCCTGCATCACCGGCGGCAGGTACGCCAGATGCTCCAGCACGCCCGAAGCGTGAATCTCGTCGAAGGTGTCGTCGCAGAACGGCCAGGGGAAGCGGTTCAGGTCGTGGATGACATCGGCTACCGACCTCGGAGAGACATCCACATTCACCGCATCCGGCATTTTCGCGGGCCCACAACCCAAGTTCAGTTTCATGCTACCGGCTCCAGTTTCATCTGCTCTGCGGCTCCCATTGATATTCGATTTCTGGGTCAAAGGGGTCCTTCCTCAGTTCGTCTGGGTTCTCTCGCTCATAATGCTCGGTCGGGATATTGAGGATGTAGCACGGGTCGCCGCCCAAAGCGGTGAATCCATGCCAGATACCGGGCGGGACCTGGAGCAGTTTCGGCTCCAGTTCACTCAGAATGACCGTCTGGCTTCTATGACCATCCCATAGCCCAACCTTCGCCGCGCCCTTGACCAGACAGAGGTTGTCGGTCTGCTTCTCGTGGCAATGCCATGCCTTGACGATGCCAGGGTTGCAGGTGGTCAGGTAGACCTGGCCGAACTTGACGAACTCCTCGTCGTCGTCCCGGAGGATCTCCATCAGGTATCCGCGCTCATCCAGATGGCGCACCAGTGCTCTGATCTTCACGCCCTCGATCATGCCGCTTCCTTTTTTGCCCTGGGGCAGAGATAGTTTCGACAGAATCGTGGCCTGAAAGTGTAGTTCCGGCATCGGCCCAGCTTTGGGTTGTACAACCGGCATCTAAACACGGGCGGCTTCCCTTTGCCTCGCGGAATCAGGAGGCAGTGCTTGACGACCCACCAACGGTCTCCCTTCTTCAGCCTCCCCACCTGAACTTCCGCTTGCCACTCACGGAATCTCCGCGCTGAGAGCCGCGGTCTACCTGGGCTCGCGGTGCCGCCCGTCAGTGGGAAGTCTTGGCAGCACTTCCCCTTGCATCGTCGGCACAGAGTCGAAAGATTGGTTTCGAGTGGAGTCAAGTCAACTCCCCCGGCTTGGCTTTGCCGTCCATCGCCGCCAAGATGCGCTGCAGACGATGGGCATAGGTGTGGTTCTCCCACACGAACAGTACCCCGATAGTCGCCATTGCCACCGCCACACCCGGCTCATTCAGCAGCAGTCGCACATGCGCCATCGTTTCCTCTCGGCTGCCTGTCCAGCGGAAGTGCACTCCATTGCGAAAACCCAGGGGCTCATAGGCATCTGAATGGGCGGCCAGGAATGGCTTTTCGCAGGCCAGCGCCTCGTAGGTGCGCATCGAGGTCATGGTCGTCTGGTGTGTCTGGCAGTTCAGGCCGAGCGCGATTCTGCCCTTCGGGTAGAACTTGGTCACATCATAGCAGGAGGTCGCGCCCTTCCAGTGAGCCGAGAAGGGTTCCGGCCAGCAGCAGGTCCCGTCAGGGTTGGCATAGGCAAAGAGCGCGAGTGAGTGACCGGCCAGGATGATGGGCGTGATCAGGTTGGAGACCGCCTCCACCCGGGTCTCATAGGGGTAGTAATTGGCGATTAGGACAAAATCGGCCGCGTCCGGTTCGGTCGGCAGCGGGTAGTGCATCGCGGGCTGGCAGGCCAGCGGCAGCCACCAAACCTTCTCGTGGCCGAGGAATTGCCGGTAGCCCGGAATCATTTCCCGGTCGCTGGTGAACACGAAATCGAAGCCGCGCGCCTGCTCCCGGAAGTGCTCGAAATGATTCGGGTCTTCGATGGTGTGCCAAACGGTCGGGATTCCATGCCGCCGGCATTCCACCAGGGCTTGCCGCTGGAAACTCTCGATCCCTGCGCCATAGGCGTCCGCGCAATTCATCGAATAGGCGAACACCGGCCCCTGCCCGGCGGCGTAGGCCAGCGTTTCGCGCCAGGGCTCATCGGGCGCCAGTCGAATCGCCTCCCATTCCGGCGCCCAATAGGGCGCCATGAAGTCAGCCGCGAAGACGACTACGCGGGGGCGGGACTGCTCGGTCATAAACTCCTCCTCTCGGCTCCAACCAACGGCTGAAGAGAATCAGAAACAGATGCGCGTCTTCCGGGTGCAGCGCATAGTACCGTTCCTTGTTCCGGTAGAAATGGTCATCGAAAGCCGCGCCCTCGATCTGCTGGCGGCTCTTGCAGTAGTAGTGATAGACGACGCTGCCCCGGTGCACCATGATCTGGTGTCCGGCCTTATACCAGCGATAGCAGTCCTCGACATCCTCCCAGTTGCTCCCGACCATCCCCTCGTCGTAAAGCCCAACCTGCTCCATGACCGAAACCCGTTTCAGGCATGGATGCTGCAATCCGGGTTTGACCACCGGCTCTCGCATCCGCGCGGCCTGCTGCTCGACTCGCGTCCGGCAGTTCCGGTATCCCATGCTGGGCATGATGCTGAGCACCGGCGAACCGAAATAGCCCTTGTTGGTGACGAGCGATGAGCAGGCAATCCCGACTGCCTGGTCTTCCTCCAGCAGGCAGACCAGTGGCCTGAGCCATTGGCCCGGGAACAGATGGTCGTTGTGGATCTCCACGATGTATTCCGGGCGGTGGGGTAAGCCGCTGAGTAGATGCCGGTGCCCGATGTTTCGCCCCTGGGCGATCCCGACATTCTTACCCTGCGGCAGCACGAAGAGCCCTTCCTGCGCCTGCAGCCACTCCACCGTTCCGTCGTCGCTGCCATTGTCCACCACGACGATATAGTGGGGGAAATCCAGGAGGTCACTCTCGCGGAGACTCTGCAGGCAGAACTCCGTCCATTGCTTCATCTCCGGCATGGACCGGAGATTGCAGGTGAGTAGGTTGACGCCGATGATAGGGAATCGGCTCAGGTGATAGCCAGGGTCCACCGGATGACGGCTCCTCTCTCGCAGTGGTCGGGCAGGTATTCGCTCGGGCGGAAGCCCGCATTGGCGAACAGTCGCATGGAGGCGATGTTGCTAGGCAGAATGTCGGCGACGATCCGCGTCGCCTGCATCGCTTTTGCCTTTTCGGTCAGTCCGTCGAGGGCGAGTGTTCCATAGCCCTGGCCTCGGCTGTCCGGGTCCGCAATCACCAGGCCTACCTCGGCCTGGCTCGGCGGAGTGAGCAAGACCTGCGCCCACCCCAGCATTCTCCCGACAGAGAGGTAGGGGAACTCATCCGCACCCCTCTCGTAGATAGCATAATAGTGTTTGCATGGATCGAGCCGCGTCTTCTCCCACCAAGCCTGCTGTTGGTCGAGCGATAGCGACTCAACATGAGTCTCCATCCAGCGATCAACCTCCGGGTCTGGGCGCCAACGGGCCATGAACTCCAGGCTGGGCTGATTCAATTCTGTCAGGAATACCCGCTTAGTTACCTCCATTGCGTCCCTCCCCGAAGTCGCGGATTGCTTGCACCACCCGCCGAATCGTCTTCCTGGACATTTCAGGATAGACGGGTAGGCAGAGCAACCTGCTCGATTCGCGCTCGGTCACCGGCAGCCGCAGGGCGCTCCGGCGATAGCATTCCTCCAGATGCAGCGGCCGGAAATGCACTGCCGAATCTATGCCGCGCTCGCGCAGGTGTTCCCGTAGCGCATCGCGCATTCGCTGATTCTTGACCCGAATCCAATAAATGAGCGGCGCGCCATGCGACCAGTTCACCTCCGGGATTTGCAGCCAAGGCAGGTCAAAGAGTTCGATGTCATACCGACGACAAATCGCCCGACGCCGACATACCCCCCTCGGCCATCTTCTGAGTTGCACCCGGCAGATCGCGGCGGCAATGTCGTTCGGGGTGTACTTGAATCCGACGCCCGTAATGCTGTAGTCGGGCTTAGTCTCTTTGTCGCCCGTGTCCCGGCTGATACCCAGCCATCGCATCCGCCTCATTGCCTCGGCCCACTTCCGGTTCCGCGTTACCACCATGCCGGCGTCGGGCGAAGCGATGTGCTTGACGGCATGAAACGAGAAGCAGCCCAGATCGCCACAGAAGCCCGCCGGTCGCCAACCCGTCGTCCGCGCCCCGCAAGCATGGGCGACATCTTCGATAATGACCATCGGCTTCCGCTGCCTCAGCGCCTCGATCTCCGTCCAGACGCAGGCATTGCCGGCGTAGTGTAGAGCGACCAGGGCAACGGTATTCGGCTGGGCGCGCACTTCGGCATCCACCGGGTCCAGGTTCAGATCGAAATCTCGGACATCGCAGAAGATGACTTCGCCCCCTAGCAGCCGGACGCAATGCGCCGCCGAGACGAAGTTGAAAGACGGCATGACGACCGATCTGCCCGGGCAAACCCCGGCCACCACCAACGCCAGGTGTAGGGCCGCTGTGCCTGAATTCGTCATCACCGCGTGCCACCCGTCGTCGGGCGCCAACGCCTCCAGGAACTCGCGCTCGAAGCGCGCCACCTCCGGCCCCATCGCCCACCAGTGCGACCGCAGAACGCGCGCCACCGCCCGGCCTTCCTGCCGCGTTCCCCAAGGCTGGAATAACGGAACCCTTGAACCCTTGAACCGTTGAACCATTCAGGTCTTCCTATTTGGGCGGGATGATGAAGAACCCATCGTCCAGAGCCTCGACTTCGACCGGCCCGATTGCCTGCGCGATGATCGCCAGGACATCTTTCCGCGCCCAGCGGATGTTGTTGAACTCCGTGCAATAGCCCTGCGGCTCGTTCTGCGAACTCTCGCCATCCACCCAGGTGCGAATCAGAATCGGCCCCCTGGTCACTCGACGCAGGGCGGAGATCACCGACACCGCATAGTCATGGGCGATAGCCGGCCAGGCGTCCGGCTTGCCGGCTTCCGCTGTCGGCGGATGCTGGATGATGTCAATCAGCATCGCCGCGTCGAAATGGTTCTCCGGGAATCCCGGCTCCTGCAGCCACCCGTACTTGAATCGGCCGGTCGGGTTGTGGTCGCGGGCGAACCAGAGCATCTTACGGCTGGAGTCCAGGCCGAGGTATTGGCTGGGATTCAACCCGGCCTCGGTCAGGAACTTGTACCAGGTCCCACCCCCGCACCCGGCATCCAGCAACTTCCCGCCCGGGCGAAGCAATTTCTCGACCATCAGTTTGCTCTTCTCCGCCCGCCGTCGCACCTGCGCTTCGCCGGTCATCCAATAGTTGGGGAAGATCTGGGCAAAGGCATTCCGGTCCCATTCGCTGCACCATCGCCACCCTGAATGCCATTTCTTGAACATCGCCCCTTGCCACTTCTCGTGAAAAGCCTCCCGCGACTTGAGCGCGCCCTCTTCCCATGAACCCGGTTTGTCCTTGATTGATTCATGGATGCTCGGCCCAACCCAGTGGTGGCCGAAAGCGCCCGGCACCACCGCGAACTCCATGCCCTTGACAATCATCTGGGCGACCAGGTCCGTCTCCTCGCAGTAGAACGGCTTGTATCGCTCATCGAAGAGTGGGCTGCAATCCTCGAACTGCTCGATCAACGCCTCGCGCCGGATCGCCATCAGGGAGCCGAGGATGAAGCCCTCCCAGGGCTTGAGCAGTTTGATCTGCTTGGGGAACTCGTCCAGCCCGCCCCACGGCTGATAGATGACATCGAGAATATCATCGGGCCACTTCTCGACCTCCATGTGCGGCCACCGGGCGTCCGCCTGCTGCAACCGCTCCAGGTAGCCCTCCGGGAAAATCTCCGTCACAATGGGATGCTCACTCGGCATCAGCGCCCAGTGAGACAGAATCGCCGTCACGATAGCGAAGTGAGGATGGGCCTCGAAGCCATCCAGCAGCGCCTCCAGCCACCCCTTGGCCCCCACGATGTCGTCATTCATGTAGATCAGGGGGTCACAGCCGGAATGGAGAGCGCGCTCTGCCGCGATATTTGCCTGGCGCGCCAGCCACACTTCTCCCTCATAGGTCGAGAGATCGGTGATCATCTCCGCGATCCCTGGCGGCAGGGGTTCCGGCGCATTCGAACAAACGAAGAGCGGAAGGTCCGGGTAGTCCTTCCGCAGTTTGTGGAGCGTCATGCCCAAGTGTTGCCCGCCCCGGGTGATCATCACGACTGCTGGATTCCAAAGCCCGTACTTCATCACACCAGATCCACCTTTCCATCAGTTTTGAGCAAACGCTCGACTTCGATCCGCACCAAATGCCTGCGATAGAGTTCCGTGGGAATGGTGATCGCGGGAACCGAATGGCTGGGTAGCGGAATGTTCTCGATGTTCGTTCCCCAGCCCGGCTGCAGTTCATCCAGATCGGGATTGCCGGTGATTCTGATCATATCTCGGTATGGACAGGAAATGGAGAGCGGCTTGCCCGACCTCCCCACCAGGTCTTCCCACCTGATGGCATGGTACGGATGTTTCTGCATGATCGCCGGATGCTCACCGGCAAACCGCTCCAGCCGCCGCGTCCGGTCATATTGGTGCATCGAGCCGCTGGCGTTGCGCGCCGCGACCTCGGCCTCATTCTGCCCGGTGTAAGTCAGCATGTTGTAGTACCAGGATTCGCTATTCTTCCAGCCGAAGGCGCGGAGTTTCTGGCGTAACTTATCCGCCGGGCATTGCGCGTAGTGGAACATCTCGACGCCCTCTTCTTTGCCCAGGACCACGAACGGCTTCTGCGCCTTGTGGTAGGTGATCTCGTCGGCTTCGCCGTCCGGCGGCTGGATGTTCAGCATATTGTCGTGGACGCCGAAATGCGCGCCCGGTTCCATCCGAAACAGCCGACACAAATCCTCCTCCATGCCGCGCCAGAAATCATAGTAGAAGACGAAGTGCCGCATGATGGCGAAGTCAAAATCAGCGTCTTCGATCAGTTCCCTCATCCGCTGCATGGAGGCTGGAGCATAAATCTCGTCGGCGTCCAGCAGCAGGAACCAACCGTCCTTCGGTAAGGTCAAATTCCGGTGGTCAACCTGCGCGCCGCCATCATGCCCGAGGGTGAGATTGACTTTATGGTCGGGGTCCGGGAAGTCGCGCAGGATTTGCTGGGTCGAGTCCCGCCGCCGGTCGGGGCACCAATCGAAGGTCCAATGCCCCTGCACCATCTGTTCCCCGCCGTGAAACCGCTTGTGATGCGGATAGTTCCACCAGCCCTCGACCACATTGATGGCGTCCACGAACGGATAAACGGATTCCAGTGTCTCTCGGAGGAAGGCTTCGCCATTGAACACGACCATGCCGGCCGTCAATTTGGGGCGCACACCGACCGGCGTCTTTCGCGTCGGCGCCTTGACCGCTATCCGCTGGGGCAGATAGGTCGCCATGCCATAACTCGGGTCTTTGACGATGATCTGGCCCTGTGGCGCCAGCAGCCGTTTTGCTTCGGCTTGGGCTGCTTCGTCGAGGGTCAGGTGACTGCCCAGGTAGATGTTGAGAATGGACGCCGAGGGTAGGGGAATGTTATCTGGCTTCGTCCCCCAATTCGGCTGTAGTGCGTCCGCTGGCGGTCGCCGGTCCAAATGCACCGCGCCATCCACATCGCACTCTATCGCCAGTGGCTTGCCGCGCTGCCCGGCGACCAATTCCCACCGAATCCCGAAATACGGGTGCTGCTTGATGATCTCCGGGTAGTCTCCCTGATATGTCTCCAGCCGGACCGAAGGGCGGTACTGATGCATCCCTTTGCTGGCATTTCGCTGGCAGACATCCCACTCGTTGCTGCCGTCATAGGTCAGCATGTTGTAGTACCAATCGCGGCTGTTCTGCCACCCAGCCACCCGCAACTTGTTTCTCAGCCGATCCATCGGCATGAGCGCGCAATGCAGCATGGTCACACCGTTGACATTGCCCAGCCGACTCCAGGGGCGGTCGGCCAGCGTCGTCCCGTCCGGCAAGACGCTGATGCACTCCAGCGATTGGTGGCGCATTCCCGGAAACCATCGGTACAGCCGACGCTGCTGCTCAGTCATGCCCCGGTAAAAGTCGTAGTAGAAAACGAAATGCAAGAAAGTGTAAGAATCAACTTGCGGGTCTTCGATGTAGTGCCGCAGGTTGACCATCGTTTCCGGCGTATAGATTTCGTCCGCGTCCAGCGCCAGTACCCAGCCCTCGAAATCATCATCCGGCAGCGAGAGATTGCGGTTGTCAACTTGCGCCCTCCCGTCCTGGCCAAGAACCAGTTGTATCTTTCGGTCGGGGTCGGGGAAGGATTCGAGGATTTCGACTGTGCGGTCGCGCTGCCGGGGCGGCTGCCAGTCATCATGCCAGAAGCCCTGGCGCAGGGCATCACCCGCCGCCTTCGGCCCTTCCTTCGGATACTCCCACCAGCCCTCCACGATCTTGATCTGGTCGGCGTAAGGATAGACGGCTTGGAGCGCCTGCCCGACAAAGCACTCCTCGTTGAAAACCACCATCGCTACAGCAAGTTTGGCCATGCCTTCTCTCTCCCTCCGCTACTCTTGCGCCAGCCTCCGCTTCTCCAGTTCCTTGGCCAACTGAATAAGGGCCGCTTCCATCTGCGCTTCGTTTTCGCTCTCCACGGTTATCTCGGAGATGTGGCCAGTCAGCGCCACCGTTACTGTCCCGACCTGCCGCCATTTGTCAACATAGAGCCCGCAGCCGCCCGGCCCGGTCTCATAAGACCAGATGCCGAAGACCAGCCGACCTCCCTCTCCTGAGATCAAGCGCAGTTCAGTCATGCCTCACACTCCAAAGACTGAATATCGGGCGCCTTCGATCCGAAACAGATACGCAGGTGCCACAGGGAAAAATGGAACCGTGGCAGGCAACGACCCGACCAATGTGATGGGCACATTGAGGCCGGTCTTGATTGCCCGAAACCGCGAGAGGCCACGAACAGCCCTTCCTGCGGTCGGACTGCCAAAGGCCCCCTCCGCTATGATTCGGTCCAATTCTGCGCCATTTGCATTCATCACATACGATAGAGGCGCGTCCGGGCGTGGAGCAGGATGGGTGAAGAGCGCTACATCAACCCCGCAATTCCATAGGATGCCCAGCCATTCGGTGCAGGCGCCGGCTGGAACAACCGTCACCTGATTGTACGGAATGTCAATCGCAAACCATTGCATGTTTGGCTCCTCCGGGGTGGGCAGCCAGGGGAAGACCCCGACGATGCTTCGGCTGCCCAGCCACTTCTCCTGAATCAACTCGACCTGTAGGCCCCACGCCTGATACTTGAATCGCTGGAACTCCGGCACATCGCTGGCAAAACTCACCAGGTATCTGGCATTGACCGCATCGAAGGAAAGAACCGCTTCCGCCGCCGGCGCGACCGCAAAATCTACCTGGCCAGTCTCGGTGTCCACCACCGCCGCCGTTGCCACGCCGCCCACATAGATCGTCGCCGAGTCCATGCCGTCTATCGGCAACTTGTATCGCGTCCGGTATCCCGTCCCCCGGTCGAAGGTTCGGCCCGTGATGTTCGGCGCGGTATAGTCCTGAAACCAGAATGGCCGGAACCTCCCGGAGTGCTGCAGATAGAACGCCCGCAATGCCGCGAACTGCGCCTCGCTCAAGTAGCCGTAGGTCAGTTTGAATCGGTGCCGCGCCGAGGCCCAGGGTAGATTCCGTTGGCTCCCTCCCTGCTCGAAGGTCACCACATCCGCCGGCCAGTCCGCATTGATCTCCAGTTCGCCGGTCTTGATGATCGGATAAGTCTCGTAGGCCAATGCTCAAACCTTCCTCGAACGCCCCTGAATTGAGAACCCGTTGAAGACGCCCTTCTTGACATCTTCCCAGAGCGCCGGATTCGCCGCGTGCACCGCCATGATCCATGATCCCTGCTTGACTGCCTCGGTGCCGATGGTCATGTCCATTGGCGCGAGGTAGCACTCGACGATCTCCGCCCCTTTCATCAGTTGGGTTCGATGCTCCAGGCCGAGTTGCCGATAGTTGACCAGGAAGTCATGCGCCGCTTTTTCGATCTCCTCGGCGGAGCAGGTGTCGCCTTCGCCGGTTTTGGGATCTATCTGACTGTCAGGAACATCCGGCTCCATCACCACGCCATAGAGGATTTGCTTCTCGGCGTCCGCCTTGGCGATGGGCACGGTGATCTCATCGGCAGCCGTCACGGGCAGATAGAGCACCTGGCGCTTGACTTCGACGGGTTTCCCCACAGTCACCGTCCAATAGCCCGCGCTGCCCTGGACCGTATAGGGAACGGACAGATACTCTCCACCCGGCCTGCCGAGAATCGCACGGTCGTCATAGACCTCTTGCGTCCAGTACCGCAATGGGCTATTGCCAGGAGTGACATCGTTGGTCAGAGGTTTGGGGTTCACCGCGTTTGTTATCTGGACTCCTATCTCTTCGGCAGATAGCCCACCCATGCTCTTTGCTACCTGCTCAGTGCGGCAATCCACAGCCGCGCCTTTGCCATCTTCGGGCTTCGCCATCTTCGAAAGATGAATCATGCCGCGCTTGCCCATGCGTGCCGCGATCTGGTCATGCGCCTGCCGTACCTTCTCAGCAGTCAGCCCGGGGACATGAACATCACCAACGCCCGGCTCGCCCTTCTCCAGTTCAGCCATGACCCGGTGCGCGCGACTGTGCAGAGCGGTCAACTCGTCTCGGGTCAGAGCGTCGAGGGCCTGATCGGTCAACGCCGACAGCGCGGCTTTCTCGGTGATGGTGGAATCGGCCGTTCTCTTGGGTGATGCCTTACCGCCGGCATGGCCCCGGGCGGATCGCTGGAACCGACCCCACAACCAGCCGGGCACAAACGGCTTCGCCTTCTCAGCGAGTTTGCCCAAGTAGGTCGCTGACGCGGATTTTTCCGTTGGCGCCGATTCGCGCGTCATCAACTCCCCGCACTTCGGGCACTTCTGCTCGTAGCAGGCAACGCCGGTCTCGTGCGGAATGGTCGCGCCGCACTTCGGACAAACGCATTTACCGCCCGGCCCTAGCGCCGAGCCACCCATGCGACCGAGGCCAGCAGCCTTCTTCGCCTGATGGTCTTTCACCCATGCCTGGCAGTCAGCCAGCGACTTCCACTTGTCCTTCGAGAACAGGTAAGTGCGAATCTTCCACTGGCCGGTCTTGAGCGGGCTGTACCGCGCCTTGATGCCTTTCAGTTCCGACCGCGTTCCGGTGCGATATTTGTCCTGGAAATCGTCGGCGGAGTATCCGCCTGCGTCTACCTCGAAGTGGTTAGGAAACTCTGTGGGCATGGTTAGCCTCCCTGCTGCTCGTCTATCTTCTCGACTCGACCCTGATCTCGCCGCTCCGCCCGGTCCCAGACCTTCTGCGCCGGGATTCCGCGCATTCCCATTCGCCGTCGCTGCTTGCGGTTCAGGACGCCGAACTGCTTGGAGACATAGGGCGTCGGCCCGACGAGCACAAGGTCATCATTCTTTCGCATCGTCCTCAGCCTCCAATGCGATTTCTCCAACGCCCGGGCAGTCAAGTCGAATCCAACTCTTGCCGATCAGGACCCAGCCTTCGGATACCGCCTGCGCCCGACCACTGGCCAGGGTGAGTTTCTTGTCCGGCGTGAAGTAGTACACGCGAACCGTCTTCCCGATCAGGCACCAGGGAAAGCCGCGCGCCGGTTCAGCATCGGTCGTCTTCGGAGCCTGCGGCTCCTGGTCATAAGTCGCCTGATTGGTCATTGCTCTCTCTAGTTCTCTTCGTTATTGAGAAGATGATTGGATCGTCAACCTCTTCCTCCAAATCTCCCACTCCCGCATCCGCGCCCTTGGTCGTCGCAGTCGGCTCCTCCGGCTGCTCCGATTCCGGCAAGCCGCCCAACTCGCGCAGGTAAGCCTCCAGTGTTTGGTCGGGCACGATCAAGCCGGCGGTCGTCACCTTGGCCAGCGGATCGGCAATGTCGGAGAGGTCGGGTTCGCGAATATTGCTCGGCACCAACTGCGGATTCTTCTCCAGGTTGAATGACCCAGCGTTCATCTGGAACAGCCGATCTACGCCATAGCGGTTGATCACCTCGGCGATCTTCTCCAGCCAGCCTTTGAGCGCCAGCGTGAACAGGTCTTTATGCGAGAGCGACAGCGCATAAGAGCCCTTGCCCTCGGAGCCCAGCAGGAGAAACTGCGCCAGGACCCGCATGGCAATGTCCCGGTTGAAGCGGTTGATGACATCGCTGGTGTTGATCGCCCGGCTGCCGGCGGCGGAAACCAACTTGAAGTCCCAGCCGTGGGAGAGGAGGACCCCATGCTGCTCGTCCTGACGGATGGTGCTGATGACCTTCTCGCAGTACGCATGGAGCGCAATCATCTTCGGGTCGGTCTCGCTAAACAGGTCTACTCCCTCGGGCGCAGTCAGGACCGGAATGCCGGCCAGTTCCCGCTCGACGCCGATGACCTCGATCTCCTCGATCCGCTTCTTGAAGAAGTAACTCCGATAGCAGTTGCGCAGGATGCTTTGTCCTTCGGGGTTGCCCAGGGCGGGCTTGGTCGTGAAGTGCAGCGATTTGTCAATCGGGATGAAGTAGGTCTTGCCGTTCGCCATCTGCTCCATGCCCTGCAGGCCGCCGGTGTCGTCGAACTTCCACTGATAGAGGCTGTCCTGCTTGCGCGGCGCCAGTTTTCGCCAGCCGATCAAACCGTCGTCGTATTTGCTGTTCCGCTCGGGCGCGCTCGCAGTCGGTCCGCCGCGAACTTTGTAGACGATCTCCGTCCACTGCCAGCCATAGACCAAGACGGTCAGGACTTCCTGGATGAACTCTCCCCAGGTGTGGCTCATGTCGGTCAAGCATGATTCGAGGAACTCGGTCGCCTTCTCGGCGTCTCTGCCTTCCGCCCCAGTTGCCGACCAGATCGCCGAGCCGATCATCTGCTCGATGGAGAACAGTAGCCCGCCGATGATTGCGTCGTTCTCCGACATTTCGCGGTAGCGCTTGCGGCCCTGGCTGCCGCGCAACTCCAGCATGAACTCTTCGGAGATGATGCCGCCCCAGCGGGTCAATCCAGTGCGACCGACTTCGGTTACTGCTGCGGCGCGCGATAGTTTATCTGCCATCGGTCGGCCTCCCCTCCCAAACGAAAGAAGCGCGTCGCCAGTGCTCTGCCGTTTTGCGGTTCAGAGCGACTGACAACGCGCCTCTCGGGTTTCGAGTCAGCGTTGCGCTATTTACTTGTCATTCCCGCGAACGCGGGAATCCAACCTATTCCGTTTTCCCATTCGGCGGCGGTTCGGTTTCTCCCTTCCCGAAGTGCACCATCTCCACCACCGCTTCACCCAACTGGGGCAAGCCCTGCGCCCAGGTGAGAGTCATTCTACCATAACCTGTGCCCAAAAGAAAAGAGGCAAATCGTCTCATCGAGGGATGATGCAGAAGTTTTTCTATCTCCTGGTCGCTGGGCTGGCGCATGGTCGCCTCTCTCACCATGCCTGCCGGAGGCCATGCAGCGGGCTGCGTTTCCCCAACCCGCCCATGCTCGGCGTCGCCAGTTCTGCATCTGTCAGCAACCTCCCTTGTCCCGCGATGTAGTTGAGCCACTGGGTGAAACTGTCTACCTGGTCATCATACTCCCCATGCGGGAAAGATGTCAACTCGTCCAGAAAGTCGCCCAGCCAGGAAGCGCTCTCCGGCAGGTAGACATTGCCGCCTTCGCAGTACGGCGAGACCGCGTTCGCCCGGCTGACCTTATCCTTCGTCGGCTGATACTTGACGATGGGCAGGACTTCTCCCGCCTCGGTCTGCAACCCGAGTTGCGCCAAGACCGCGGCGGCGGCCGTATCTTCCAGCATCACCCACTTGGGCCGCCACCGCTCATACATGCTCACGATCTGTCGCGCAAGCCCGGGCGCGTCGGGCCGACCGCGCCAGACATCGAGGACATAGAGCCGGTTCTGCTTGTCTCGCCCGCCCGTCACACAGACCGCCCACGAACCCGACTCCACTCCCTTGAGCGGCGTATCCCACGACTGCCCAATCGTCACCAGTTCCGGGTGCTCGACGAACCGCGTGTCGAACCACTCTTCCTTGAACACCGCGCCCTCCTCTTCCTGCGGATCGCCCATGTAGTGGCAGGCGAAGGTGCGGGAGCCAACCCGCCGGCGAACCGCCTCCAGATACTCCGCCGAAAACATCTCCGGCCAGAGTGGTTCACCCGCTCCGTTCAGCGCGGGATACTTCCGGCTCTCCCATTCCCCCGAATCCATCAGCCGCCGGGCAATGTCATCCCGGTGCCACCTCGTCATCCCGAGCACCACCCTCCCGGACGGCTTCAGCCGCGTCTCGGCGATGCGCTGATACCAGGAGAACATCTTGTCGCGCTGATAACGAGTGGCCACCGCATCATAGGATTTGATCGGGTCATCAATCAGAATCAGATCGGCGCGCCGCGAGATGATCGGCCCACCCACCCCGACCGCCGCGATGGTTGGGTCCTTGTTGGTCATGTCGAACCGCTCGACCGTCCAGGCCGTCTCGCCCCATTTCGACTTGCCGGCGCGACAACCGGGGAAGACCTCGGCATATTTCGGATTCCCCGTCACCTGCTCCCGAATGGTCAGCGAGAAAGCATTCGCCATTTCGGCCGTCGCCGAGATCAGGATGATGTTGATCTCGGGGTTGATGCCGATCAGCCATGATGCCCAGATCATCGTAATCCAGGTTGACTTTGCGTGACCCGGCGGGGCGACGATCAGTAAGCGATCCGGCCCGGCCTGCAATTCGTCCAGCCAAGCGCGGTGGTGCGGCGCCGCCTCCAGCCCCCAGACATAGCGACCGAAGGCGGCGGGGTCAGTCCGCGCCTCAATGATCTCCGGCGCCAGATTCTCTTCCGTTCCCTGCGCCATCCCCTGGGCCAATCGCTGCAGGAACATGGAAGCCGCCAAGTCGGAGTATTGCGACCGCGAACTCTCGATGTCGGTCGGTGGGAATAAACTCTTGGGCAACGCGAATCACCTCCCTCAATAAATGCTCTTCCCTGGCCCCGAGCGTGAATCGGGTGTTCTGAATCACCGCCTGAATCTTCTCCGCCATCATCGTCAGTTTGGCGCCGGAGTTGATGGCCAAATCCAACTGCTCGTCCGATAGGCCGGCTTGCTTGGTCAGTTGCTCGATCCAAGAGTAAAACTTGGCGCGGAGCAGAGCCAGATCATCACCCAAATTGAGCGAACCACGGAACTGCTCAAAATAGTCTCGCTCCTGCTCGCTGAGCACCTTTGAGTAAGTGCCCGGTAGGGATTTCACCGCTGGCCTGCCACTCAATCCCCCGTGGAACTTGCAGCGCCCATAGCCGGGATGCGGCGTCATGTAGCCGGCAGGATGAGCGCAGGGTTTGCCGGTTGACTTAGTCTTCGAGCCGCATTTCCGCCCGCCATATTTCTGGCTCATCTATCCCGCCCTTCGTTTTCTCAATCTCTCAAAACGGCCAGGTCGATCTGATATGGCAATCGCCCTCGGTGACCTTCCCCTTGCACCGAGTGCAGATATAGTTCGCGTGCCAATGCCCGACAACTCGCAGGCCGACCGCCGATTCTTCGATGTCACCATCTACCGGCACCCACTTGCGAATGCAGAGCTTCGGATTAGTTGGGGTGGGCACCTCCTGAAACTCGAAGGTCACCATCTTTCCGACCGCCCCGCCGCAGGTCTTGTGTTCCCACTCCGAAAAACTAGGCATCAAGAGGTCGGCCTTCCTGGTCCCGAGTGGAATCATCTTCCCGGTGATCTGACACCATAGCCGACGAAACCAAATGCATTGATCGCAAGTCATCGTCTACTCGCCTCCTGCCAAAGTTGCAGATGGAATTGCAGTTTCCGAATGGCGCCTCGCAGAGTATGGGCAATCGGGACCTCAATAATGGTGCGATCAAACCACCGGGCGCGAAGGTAACGAGGACCCACTCTCCAGTAGTCGTTACCAGCATAGTCAACCGCTCCGGTAACATTGAACTGCAAGAGCGGCCACTTCTGGCGCAAGCGGTCCAACTGCTTCTGCTCGTCGGTCAGAGTCCATCCTATCTGAGCCATGGCCGCCCTTCGTTTTTCCAATCCCTCAATCTCCGCCAGCGGATGTGACTCTCGTTCTCCTTCGATATTCCCTCGGCATGATACCGAGCAACTCTGCCAATTGAGACCTGATCCGTCGCAGCCGTTTATAGCACGCCTGATGGCTCATGCCGAGAAAGTGCGCCGTCTCGGGCACTCCATGCCCATCAACCAATCGCTGAATGAGAATGAGGTCTAGCGGCGCAAGGTGCCGCAAGGCTTGTACCATATCAATCCGGTCTTCGATTTGGCTCAGTGTGCTCATTCGCCCACCTCCTCAAGTGTGATCTCACAGCCGGGCAGGTTATCACCCAGAGCAAACTGCTTCGTGCAGTGGAGCATCACCACCAGGGAATCATCCGCCAGAAGTGCGGGGACTAGGGCGTCAAGCGTTGCTTTGATCAGGTTGTCCAACTCTCCGCGCCGGCTCGTCGGCCAATGGTTTTTCTTGGGCAGGCTCTTTGGTCGCGGCAGGTAGAATCGCATGGTGCATTGGCAAGGGCCGGTCATGGCCGCCGTTCCCTTCCCCGCCAGCAGCGCGGCCTCGTGCCGGCAGAGCGTTGCCCATTCGGTCGAGGGCGAATAGACCCGGGCGTGTCCGCCGAAGGCGCGCGCCCGCGGCCTACCCTGCGGCTTCGGTATCCCGACAACTTTCAGGGTGATGGCTCTGGTTTGCTTCTGCGCTTCACTCTCCACGCTTCACGCTCCCTCGTCGAAAAGAGTTTGCTGCAACCTCATCCCTTCCAGCACCATCTCCAGGTTCGGGAAGACCTCGCAGAGCAGGAACTGATACTCGTACCCCACTCTCCACCTCTTCGTCTCGGGATCGAATGACCTCCGCGCCGGCTCGACCTTCGCTTTTAGTTCTTCCAGCGCCGTCCACCATGCGCCATCCTCTCCCGACCAGGTGAACTCAAACCAGCAGTCATCGCCGTCGTTGACGATCCGCAAAGATTCGAGACGGGCTTTCATTCCCCCAGCAGAATCCCCACCGCGCTCATCACCCGGCGCCGCGCCTCTACCTGAAGCGGCTGCAGGGCCCGGACGACCAACTCCATGGCGCCTATCGAGCCATCGTCGCTCGGCTTGGGCCGGTCGGGCATAGTCGCGGGAACCTGTGGCGCCGCCGGCACCTCCGGCTTCGCAGCCTTGGCCGCGCCCGGCTTCCGCCCGCGCTTGGCCTTCAACTCCGGCGGAGGAAGTTTCCTCTTCTCAGCCAAACAGTCGGGGCAAATCCATGTCCAGCGCCCCCGCTTGTCACTGGGCGGCTTGAAGGTGTGGAATCCGACCTGGCAGACCAGCATTCCATTCGCCTCCTCAGTGATGCACCGCTTGACCTGCGAGAGAGCAATACCGAAATGGTCTGCCGTGATCCGAAGTGTGTGCCCCGATTCCAAACAGTAGTCAAGTACCGCCCTCGAATCCACTGCTACGCTCTTCGTCATCTCACTTGCCTCCCTTGTTGTGATTTTTCAGCCATCATTCCCCCTCCGGCTCTCGCCCGGAATCTCAATGCCCGTGCAGGTCTCGCGCTTGTCGCCGACCTCGGCGCGTGACTCTTCCGCCATCCCCAGCAACTCCGCCTGCGCTTCCAACAATCTCCTCCGGGCCCGTAGCCACCGGCGGCGGTCTACTCCGGGCGGGCAAATGTCCAGCCTAACCTCTACTGCCACGGCGTCACCTCCCGCGCCACCTCGACGAACCTCTGTTCCCATGCCCGCCACCCATAGCGGAAATCGCAAATCGGCCCATTGCGCTGCTTGGCCAGGATAAACTCAACCTCCTGTTGGTCATGGGCAACCGCTTGCCGGTCCTCCCGTTTCTCCGCCCAATTGGGGTGATAGATGAAGATCACCCAGTCGGCGTCCTGCTCCAACTGCGAGGTGTTCTTGAGGTCGGTGAGTTCCGGCCGGAAGTTTCCCTTACCCAGGCCGGGCCGGTGGAGTTGGCTGGTGACTACCATCGGGACACCAATCTCCATTGCCAAGCCCTTGAGTACCCGGCTCGCCCTTGCCACTCGCGCCGTGTCGCCATCGGTTCCTGGAGCCTCTAGCATCTGCACATAATCCACGGCGATCAGTTTCAGGCCGTATTGCCCCTTCGCCTTGACCGCCATCCGGTAGAGTGAATCTATATCGGGGTTCCCGCAGGACAGATACAGCGGAACCTCTTTCGCTCGCGCCCCGACCTGAATCACCTTCCGCCAGTCCTCTTCGTTCAGGTTGGCGATCCGTAGAGCATGGCCGTCCACACCGGCGACATGGGTGAGTACCCGCTGGGCGAGTTCGCCTGGGTGCATTTCGAGCGAAAAGAATCCGACGGGCATATCATGCTGGAAGGCCAGGTGGCAAAGCATCTGCAAAACGAATGCCGTCTTTCCCCTTCCTGGCTGGCCCGCCACCAGGATATAATTGCCGGGGTGCATCCCCGTTGTTATCAGGTCAAGGCCGCATAGGGAAGTTTCCAGGCCGGTGACTGCCTTACCGGATACCTGCCGCTTCTCCAAATCGTCCATTTCTGCCTGAACCGCATCGGCGATCCGCGAGAAGGACGAACCCTCCGCCCACTGGAACTGCGCCTTGATTCCCTCGACCCTGGCCGCTGACTCAGCAATCACATCAGCCGTCGCCTGTGATTCGTCATAGGCCATCTGCTGGGCCTCATTCGCCACGGCGATCAGCCGGCGCCGGATCGCCTTGTCTTTGACAATCGCGCAATACCTCTCAGCGTTGGCGGCATGGGGCACAGAATCCAGAATGGTGGCCAGGTAGCCCAAACCGCCGACCATTTGGAGTTGGGCGCTATCGGCAAGACTGGCCTGTAAGGTAATCAGGTCAACCTCAATGCCGGCTTCCTGCAATCGCGTGATATGTGCAAAGAGCGTGGCGTGAGCCTCACGGTAGAAATCGCTGGACTCCAGCCCCTTGCCCAACACCCGGTCAATCGCCTTCGGGTCCTGCATCATCGAACCAAGTGTCGCCTGTTCAGCCTCTAAATCCTGCGGGGGCAGTTTGCCAAGTGTGAAGTCAGTCATGCACACACCTCGTTTAGTTCCTCGTGGGCATCAGCGAATAATCCTTTCGACGCGCTCTCTGCCTTCCTGAGATTCTTTACCGCCACCTCAAAGTAGGATTCCTTGAGTTCTATCCCGACCGCCTTTCTACCGAGCCGGATTGCCTGGTATGCCTCAGAGCCGATCCCCATAAACGGTGTCAGTACTGTCTCGCCTGGGTTGCTATACAATTTGATGCACCGCTCGATAGTGCCGAGTTGTAGTGGGCAAATGTGCTTCTCGTCATCGGCTGCCCGCGCCACAGAATACTGGAGCGTGTCGGTTTCATGCACACCCAGCCAGATACCATGCGCCCACTCAATCCACTTCTCATTGTCCATTTCTCCGTTGGCGACCGGAGTAACGGGTACGGCACATTCACCCGGCTTCCGAAAAAGCAGAACCTGGTCAACTAGAGCGGGGCGGCTACAGGACGAATCTTTACGCATCTGGACGAAAAGCAGGGCCTTGCTCTTTACACGAATCGCCTGCGCCTGCGGGTTCTTCTGCACGAATGCCCGCCCGACAAAGACCCATCCTTCGCGCTCGTAGGCACAGATCACCGCACCAGGAAAGTCACGAACACCGATATACCCGTCCCTTTGCGCCATCGCTGGAATGTCGCTCGTATGCACGCAAGTCAGCCGACCCGGCTTCGTGACGCGTAGCACCTCCCGGATAATGAAGGAGTAGTGCTCAAAGAACTCCGCCCAATCCCGCGAGTTGCCGAGGTCCCGTTCCGTAGCGGTGTAGGTGTATAAATCGGCGAAGGGTGGACTATACACCGAAAGATCAATCGAATCGTCGGCTAGTTCGGGTAGGCGCTTCGCGGAATCCCCCAGCATAGCCGTCCACCGATCACCAGTTACCACGGCCTCTGCATATAAATCGTCTTTCTGTTCCAGCATTTGCAGTTCCCCCTCTTCGTATAGCCTAATGCGACCCACCAATTCTCGACGAAGCCGGTTAGCCATAGCATCTTTGCGCATGACATTCCGATAAACCTCATCTTCCTGACCTGAGAGAATCAGGTGGACATTGACTGGCGATTCTTGCCCGTACCGCCACTCACGGCGAATGGATTGATAGAACTGTTCCCATGAATCATTCATGCCGAGAAAGGCCATATCGTGTGCGTTCTGGAAGTTCATCCCAAAGCCGCCAATACGCGGCTTCGTCACCAGTATGCGAAACTCCCCATCCTGGAACCTCTCGAACTGCTGGGCCTTATACTCTGGCGAATGATCTCCCCTAACCTCAACAGTGTCGTCAAATAGAGAGGCCGCAAGGGTGCTTTCCTGCGATAGACCCGTCCAGATAATCCACTGACCTGGAGAGGTCGCAACCGTAGCCTTCAGCGCCTCAATTTTAGATGTAAGTGTCTCCGCGCGAACGCAAGCACGGTCTTTGATTCCATGTAGATGGGTGAAGAATAACTGAGACGGGTCGCTATAGTCAGCCTGCACGAAATGGGGGGTAATCCGTAGTTCGGGAAGAATGAATCCGTCGTCCTTGTAGCCCAGGTCTGACGGCTGCATCATACTAATAGCCCAGGATGAAAGCCACTGAAAGAAGGGTTGCTCTGCGTGGTGCTTCAGCCGCCATTCCGTGCCACCCTTATTGCTTCCCTTTCTCCGATAGCCTGTTCCGTTACCATCGAAAAGGGTATGCTCCTTGTTCGCGTTGATGAAGAACATGGCAAGCATTTCAGCCATAGTACAGATACCCAAGAACTGCGAATGATTCCCCAATTCGATAGAGTCATTCGGTGCGGGGGTTGCGGTACAGCAAAGCCGATAGGGTACTCCATCGGCAGCGGCTGTCAGTTTCTTCCGCGTCTTTCCGTCAAGGGCTTTCAGTATGCTTGATTCATCCAGAACTACGGCCCCGAATCGGCTCAAGTCAAAGGCGTCGAGCATTTCATAGTTCGTAATCCAGAGGCTGGCTCCCCCGCTGATCTCGCCCTGACTGCGGACATAGGCTACCTTTATCCCGATCTTCTTTGCCTCTCGGCAGGTCTGGCGAGCGACCGACAGCGGAGCGATTATCAGTGTCCGCTTTCCAAGTAGCCGCGCCCACTCCAACTGAATAAAGGTTTTGCCGAGGCCGGTGTCCAGGAACACAGCGCAACGCCCCTTACCGACGGCCCATCTCACAATATCGCGCTGGAAAGGGAACAGAATCGGATTGATCTCATCAAGCGGGACAGTTATTCCGCATGATGTTACGCGATGCTGCTTCGTCCGCAGCCACCCTTCATAATCCAGGTTGTCGGCCAGGAAGTCAGTCATGCCTTCCCCCTCGCATAATGCTGGTTCAGGGCTTCCCCGCTCGTGCCGCGCTGGGCCTCCTCCGGCTTCTGCCGCCCAAACTCGATTGCCTTAGCCATCCAGTTCCGCAGGCCCATCCGGTGGTTGAATCGCTTGCGCTCCCCATCCTTCAGCCGATCCCGGTAGAGTTTGACCTCGGCCAGATAGTCGAGCCGAGGGAAGTCTTTGACCAGTTCAGCCAGCCAGGTAGCATCATCGGGTTTTGACTTCCAGTTAGGAAGAGTCTGGATTAGGGCGTAGAGGGGTTGCATTTCCTCCGGCACTTTGGGTTGAAGGGGGGTAGGGGGGTTCTTGGTAAGGTCTGGTAAGGATAGGTAAGGAGGGGTATGGTCTGTCTGGGGTGCGTCTTGGGTCTGTCCCATGAGTGTCCCTAGAGGGTGTCCTAAAAGAGCCATTTCTTTACCATAGCGGGCATCAAAATCAGCCACCACTTGCATGGGCGCCTTTGAGAGAATTGAGAATACCCCCTTTGCCAGGTCACCGCTTAGTTTGCCGCCCCTTCGCCCGTTGTATTCCAGGTAGGCCACCACCCAAATCCAGTTGCCGGGGTAGAACTTCACATGGCCCTGGAAGGCCACCTGGCAAGTCTCCTCAAAGGCGGCGGCTGTCCAGGGGCCAGTCTTGAGGCGGGCAACGGCAGGGTCAAACTGATAGACACCAGCACAGGTATTCTCGGCACACTCAGACAGATAATCGAAGAGATTGCGCTGGCGGGGCTTGAGGCCCAAGTACCACGGATCGCTCCATTTTGCTGAACTCATCCAAGTGAACCTCGCGCCCATATTTGCCATTTGCCACTACCTCTCTGTCTGTGATCTACCCTACTGCCTACCTGCCCCGGTGATGTGGGAGGTTGGGGAGGGGGGTGGTCGGGCAATCCCTTTTTCCTGGCGCGTCGTAGGGTCTCCGCTAAAATCGGATTCAGGCGTACTAGGCTCAGGCCGCTATGGTATTCCCAGGGCTTGTTACCGAACCTAGCAATCACCGTGGGGAAGTGTCCCTGGTCGCAGTAGTACAAGTCATGGCGGCGGAACCGCCCCAAGAAAGTGCAGTCCAGGCAGTCATGCTCATAGATCGGCTTTGCCATTATCCTCTCCCTTCTTTGCCTCCGCCTCTTCGCGGGTCCCGACCTCTGGGACCTCGATGCCCAGTTCCCTCTCCAGCCACTCAGCGGCCAACCGCCGATGACAGAACTTTCCGGGCTTCTCCCAGCAGAGCATGATTGCCCCATCGCCCAGGTCGCGATAGACTTGCTTTGCGTCCAGTTGGGCTAGTTGTTGAAGGTAGCGGACTGTGTACTCAGCCTGGTCAATATCCCCGTGGCGATAGAGATACAGATCGTTGCCACTGGGCACCAGCGGGAAGTACCGTTGGCCGAAGTACCACTCAGGTACACTCAGCGAGATGGCCTTAGCGAGAAGGAATCCCGGCCCACCCTTCGCGCTCGGATGTTTCGACCACCAGGAGAAAGAAGCAGTCTGGATCATGGCTTGTTGACCTCCCTCTTGCACTTCCCGCACCATCCCTGTCCGTATTGCTCCACCCAGCCTCCAGGCTGATTGCAGTCCTGCTGTTTGGCCGGGGTGAGTGAATCACTCAGGGACGAATAGCCTAGGGGCCAGAAGCACAACTTACGCCAACACAGGTCAGGGTGGCGCTGGATGATCCACCAGGCTATCCGCCATTTCCATCCCGTCCAGGTTATCCAGTAAGCGAGTTTCGGCCAGATGAAATATCGCCACCGCACCCAAGCCCTGTTCATGACCCATTGACCTCCTCCACTGTCACCAGTCCATTCTCGATCAGGTAGGCCAGGAGCAGCCCCAGGGATTCGGCGAGGCTGGGGCCGTCGCACCGCATATCTGTGGCGGCACCGCCATAATCGCTACTGTAGCCAACCTTAGTCAAGGCACCATCCCTATAACACTCAAAGGCGGAATCGCCAATCTGTTCCGGCATCACCGGCCACAACTCGTCGGCCTGGAGCGCGGCGACCTGGTCATTGGCGAGAAATCGTTTGCTGAAATTGGCCCAAATCTCAGACTCTACCAGCCGCCATTCCGATCCGGTTTGGGTGCGACCATAGACAAAGTAACTCTCCCTCCGCACCCCCAGATCGTGCAACCGCTTGCTGAGTTCAATACTCGTGGTCACAGGTTCAGGCATTATGCTTCTCCTTCCTGTGCTGCTCATTCGCTGTCTGGAGAAACTTGACGATAGCCTGGAGGCAACTGTGGTTGAAAGCGCAACCGGGTACTGTCAGAAAACAGTACGCCCGCCGGGGTCCATGCCATTGAATACTGCCGAGAATCTGGCCCGAAGGTGTCGAGGTGAGATGCCACCACCGCCGCCCCTTGTCATCGGTGCGTTCTCGCGCTACCATGTCGGGAGCATCCAGTACAGGTTCAGGCATTGGGATCCTCCTGTCGGCTGCAGGGGTTGCCCAACAACTTGGTCAGCATCTCGTCGAGGGCGGTGAGGGCCGAGAGCCTATCATCGCTCGCGCCCTGGATGTGTCTTGCCCACCTCGTCGCAACTCGCCAGCAGGCACTCGCCCACCACCCGTCGGGCATACGGCGTTCTTCCAGGTCAATGATTACCATCGGCCACTTCGCCCGCATCTCCTCCAGTTTTACTTGCCAGGGCTCACTCAAGGTATCCCTCCTTGCGAAGCCACAGCCACAGTTGGGCGGCGGCTTCGGCCAGGTTATGGTCTTCACTGTGTGCAATATCCTCATCCTCCCCTGGCGGTGGTGGAGTCATCGCCGAGGAGAGCAGCGTACAACT